CTAGAAAAGTGAGTCTGGCGGCGCCAAGTCAGCCTTCGCAGCCGGTTTCGCTCTTGTTCGAGGGGGCAAGGGATCAGGCTGCGCGATCAACAGGTCAGCAGGATACTGCCGATAAACATCCTCTTCGAACACCAGCGAGCCATCCAGCCAGCCTTGGTATTGGTCAGGGTCCAGGATCATCACCATGCGCTTTTCATCGTCCGGCTTATGGAAGCGCTGCATCAGCGGGTGCCCGTCGGCGTTGATCGTCAACATCGAGAACGACAGCAGCTGGTCTGCCGGCCGGAATTCCCATATGCCAGCAATAGCCACCGGCCCGCCGTCCGCGCGCTCGATGCGCCAGCGCACAGGCTTGCTCGTTTCGTAGTTGGGTTCGAAGAAGTTGCATGCTGGAATGATGCAAAACTGCTTGCGCTTCCAGGCGCTGCGGAAGGATGGCTTGCTGGCTACTGTCTCCGTGCGCGCGTTGTAGGTCTGACGGGCCAGCTTGTGGTCAGCCCAGTGAGGTACCATTCCGAACATCGCGGGGGCTATTTCCAGTTCGCCCGGAGCTTCGTGTGATCCGCGTAGGATTGGGGCCATATAGCCAGGCCATGCCTCAAGCGGCAGGTCGAGCTGAGGTGATCGAACGCCGAAGCGTTCTTCGATCTGATCGTTACGGCTGGGAGTGTAGTCGGCGCACATTCTTCAACTCACTTTTATGCATGAAAACACATAAAGTCACATTGACAAAATCACATTAAAGATGTCAGTATTACCGGCAACACAATATCATTTTTCTACATACTTGTACAAGGTGTAGTTAGAGTCTTGCAGTCTTACAAATTAAAAAGAAAGGTAAATAAATGGAAAATTATAACTATAATATGGAATGCCCGCATTGCCAAAGAGCGATTACAGTATCGAGAGAGCGAGAATCAAATTCTGTACATGTTTTTAATATCGATAATCCGGCTGGGGAGCTCGGCCTTTATTCAGTTTTCATTCTTTGCCCAAATAAAGAATGTCAGAAAATAACCATTAAAGCCAAGCTTTCACGCACATTCAAGGAATTTGGATACATTCAAGAAAAAGAGGAGTTGCAAACTTGGAATCTTGTGCCTGAAGGAAAGGCAAAAAAATTTCCAGATTATATTCCGACCGTAATTATAAAGGATTACGAAGAAGCATTCTCCATTGTTGAGCTTAGCCCTAAGGCATCCGCCACGCTATCGAGACGTGCTCTCCAAGGAATCCTAAGGGATTTTTGGAAGGTAAAGCCACAAAATCTAAATATGGAAATTGAATCAATTAAAGATAGGGTGGATGGTTTAACCTGGGATGCAATAGATTCGATAAGGAAGATTGGAAATATCGGAGCTCATATGGAGAAAGATATAAATATCATCCTTGATGTGGACCCTGAAGAAGCCCATTTATTAATTTCTCTTATCGAAACCTTGCTAACTGAATGGTATGTTGGTCGCGCCGAAAGAGAGAGTCGTATGAAAGCGATAAAAGCAACAGCGGATAGCAAAAAACACTGAAAAATTAATTAAAAAAAATCAAACCGCATTTCAAAAATATCTATTTTTTTAATGCCGAAAAATTATAAAAATTTTGAATCGAAATATAAGGGCGCGCTCTCAGACACTTGTATTTCCGGTTGCGCGCCATTTAGATGATGTCGAGATGTATACGTCACTCAAATTTGAATAGATACAACAACTACCTGTTGCCGATCACCTCAAAAGAGGCCAACTGGCTCGGCAACCTTATCCCAACTATAAATAATCAGCTCCTTGCGCTCCACCGATCTACCACCGCCGCCCACGTTGTACTGGATGCCGGTAGTATCCATCTGGAAGCGCGCGAAGACGCGCCGGATGTCAGGATGGTCATTCAAGCTCAGGATGGTCTTGCCCTTCAGCCTGGCCATCAGCTCCGCCACCTTCTCGTACTGCTCGAATTCAAACTCCACGCCATAGCCGGCCGTCTCCCAGTACGGCGGATCTAGATAAAAAAGGTATGCGGCCGGTCGTATCGCTCCATGCACTTGTACCAGTCCAGATTCTCGATGTAGGCACCAGACAGGCGAAGATGCGCGGCCGACAAATTCTCCTCGATGCGCAGCAGGTTGAGCGGCGGCGCGGTGGTGGCCGTGCCCCAGCTCTGCCCGTCGACCTTGCCGCCGAAGGCATGCTGCTGCAGGTAAAAGAAGCGCGCCGCGCGCTGCAGATCCGTCAGAGTATGCGGCGGCGTGTCCTGTAGCCACTTGAACACCTCGCGGCTCGATAGCGCCCATTTGAACTGGCGCACGAATTCTTCCAGGTGATTCTTGACGACGCGGTACAGATTGATCAGCTCTCCGTTGACGTCGTTCAGCACCTCGACCTCGGCCGGCGGCCGTATGAAGTACAGCGCGGCGCCACCGGCGAACACTTCGACGTAGCACGTGTGCGGCGGAAATTGCGGGATGATGCGGTCGGCCAGGCGTCGTTTGCCGCCGATCCAGGGGATGATGGGTAATGCCAAAATGTGTACCTCCTAGTGTTAGAGTCGAATTACCTCCCCGAGGTAGCGCGAGCCTACTTGGTTCGATGGCTTCACCAAGGCCGATGCTGATTGCCGCTGTTAGCGCAGCGACAATCAGTTTTTTTTGCCGGAACAACCTGCTTCGATTGAACTAAATAAACCGATCGACCTCTAAGGACCTATACTCACAATGAAAACTTAATTAAAAGCAAGATAACAAACGAAAGTTGAAGGCCATCATGGACACTGTACCGATGCATCACCATGGCAACTACCACTATCAGGCGATCTCTCGCCCCGTCCACTCCGGCGAGTACCAAGGCATAATCACAATAGTTGCGCACGACAACGCGTTATACATCCCTCCCGTGGAAATCCCCACACCTTCAACTTTCAAAAAAGCGCACGCAGCACAACTTGAGGCTGCAGCATTGGCCTACGAGCTAATCAATAGCGGCGCCATTAGCGTCTTGCTCCCAGCCGAAACTACAGCGAACTCGGCGCATATTTCCTAGAATTACTACCCGTATTTCCCTCCTGATCGACAAGGATGCCAGTTGTGCCTGCTGCAACCACTGCAGGCACAACGGCGCCGCTCTAGCTTAACGCCCCGATATGAACGCTTGGCAAGCGCGTCCTGTCGCTGCCACCACTTCCGTCTGCAGGATCAAGGCTTGAATATCTCGCGCCACCGCGTCAGAAAGTAGCCCGCTGGCGGGATCGGCTGCAGCGCCTCCTTCGGCGCCACCGGCACCGGCCGAGGCGGCAGGTCCACCACTTGCACAGAAGGCGGGCTTGCGCATGCGCTCAGCAGCAGCAAGACGAACGCGCACATCGTTGATTTCGTCATCGTAGACTTTCTTAATGGCTGCCACCTTGGCTGCCTGTTGCCTGGCTTGCGCCAGGTTTTCGGCGGCGCGCTGCGCCACCGCTTTCGTTTCCGCCGCCGTGCGGATCTCCTTGTCGGCATTCCACAAAGCCCGAACTGCTGCACGGCCCTGGGCATCGCCCAGCGCACGCTGGTACAGCATGCCGGCACCGGCCAGCGCGCATACCAACACGGCGCCATACAGCCAGCCCGGCGCCTTGCCGGCGAGCTTGGCCAGCGCGATCACGCCAGCACCCGCTGCGCCACGGCAAACAGCGCCTGGCGCTCGGCCAGGCCATTCGTGCCGCCGTTGATGCGTCGCGTTACCTTCACCTGGTCGCCAGCATCAGCCAGGGCGTTCAGCCCCTTCGTCTGCCAGAACCAGCCAGCCGAGCGGCAGGCGTTGATGGCCTGCTCGAGCAGCTCAGGCTGGGCCAGCAGGTCCAGGCCCAAGGCCTTGCCGCAGGCGGCGTAGTTGGCGCGTCCGGTCACCTGCAGCAGGCCGCGCCCCTTGAAGCGCACGCCGTCGCCGGCCTGCGTGTTGCCCAAATCGGCCCGGCCTTCATAGGCCTTGCCGCTGGCCAGCTCGCGCACATACACCAGGCTCCCGGACTCGTGGCCCACCTGGGCAAGGAACGATGCCTGGCGCGCAGGCGTCGTGATGCCGAATTCCACCATGGCCGCATTCAACGGCGCCAGGAAGGCCGCCGCGCGCGCACGTGCATTGGGCAAGATGGCAAGCAGCTGGGCCAGCGTGACGGCGCTCACAGGCCGCCTCGCACGTCCTTGACGATAGCGGCCGCGTCGCGCGCCAGCTCGCCAATGTCCTTGTCCCTGCGCTTGTCGAGCCAACGCACCGTGGCGCCCAGCACCCACCAGGCAGGCAAGCCGGCGGCGACCATCAGCGGCGTGGCGATAAAGAGGAAGCCCAGGGCCGGATCGCTGCCGTACAACACGGCGACAGCGCGCGCGCTATCGAACAGTCCCGGCATCCAGTTGCGCACGACCACGACCAGAGCCGGGCCCATCAAGGCGGAAAAGAGAATGGTGACGAAGAAGCGCACGCCCGCTTCCTTGGCGGTTTTTGGCCACATGAACATAAATCCCAGTGAGGTTGCGGCAGCGCCGGCCAGGACCGGGATGCCAAAAATTTTAATCAGTGCTCCGCCGGCGGCGGTCGTTTCGATGGCCATGGATGCCTTTCAGGTGGTGGAAATGAAAAAACCCGCCGAAGCGGGTTTGTGAAGTAGTGGTATTGTTAACATTTTTTCGGAGCAATAATATGAACTATCCGCCTCTTCAACCTTTTCCTCCTCAAGTAGCTGTATTGATAGACGAGATAGAATCCGTTCTTGGAAAACCGATTGAGATACAAACTAGGAATGCGGCAGACAATCCTCTGAATGTGCCTGAGGGACTTGCACTATGTGACTGTCGCATGATTGATGGGTTTACCAGTGTTGCAATTGCACTGCCTAAAAATAAGAAAATTCCCATGCATATTATGTTTCACGAACTCCTGCATGCGCATCGAAACGTATGCTTAGCCGTTCCCCAGTTGAAACCGATCAAAGATGATGCGGCGGGATTCAGGTTGGCAGCATCCATTGAAAACGATATTGAACATCTATTTATCATCCCTCAAGAAACTAGCTTTTCAGCGGAGTCGTTCAATTATTGGCATTCATATTATGATGAAAAACTTACTGAAATAGCAAATTCAAGCATTGACAATGATATGGACATATTGGCTCGCAGAAGTAATCTTTTGAGGTTATGGATGGTCACCTCTTTTTGCCTGCCACAATGGAACGGTACTACCCAAGCCTCGGCTGTTTTACGAGAAAGTGGCTACCTTGACGAGGCCAATAAATTATTGCATAAAATTCAATTAAACTTACCGAGCAAAGAGTATTGCCTCGCTACATTTCTTCGCTTTTCAAAGCTTCCGATGGATAAGTTTTGCCTGTCTCGATTTCTGGTTCAGGATCGGAAAATTGAGCATTTTCCAATCCCCCTGCCTCAATGAGAATTGATTGAGGGTAAAGATACTCCGCGTAATCAGCACCAGAGGCCGAGATGGTTTGGCTGCAGCTTCGGCCAGTGGCTGTGCTTAGAGCTCTCATCACACGACCTTGACCATCACATACGCCCGGCCGTCGGGCTCAATCGAGATAACGCGGCCGACGGCATCGAGGTACTGCGACTGCGTGAGGTCTGCCTTGCGGACGGAAATGCCCTTAATGCCGGCACCGTCTTGGACCGGCACGATGTAATCGCCTGCCTGGGCGCCCAGCACGTTGACCGGCACGCGGCCAGAAATGGCGATACGGTCGACCTTCTGGCGCTCGGCTTCCAGCGCCGCGTCGAAGGTGGCCATGGCATCGGCGTCCTGCTGCACGGCGGCCGCGTGGGCGGCCAGGACAGCTTCGAAGGCAGCCAGCTTTTCGGCCCACTCGTCGTCGGTGTCGCCGGGCTCGGCAACCACTTCCTCGAATTCCTGTGGGTCGGTGTCGGGAACTGCCTGCTGCGCAACGACGTCTTCGCGCCGAACGGGCTGGACTGGGGCCGCGCCTGCCTGCGGGGACGGCCGCGGCCCCACATCGTCAGCCCAGGAATCACCACCGACAAACGAGGGTGCGGTCGATTTGATCGAAAACATAACGGCATCCGCCCACAGGTCAGTGATCTTGTTGTTTGCGGTGATGCCGACAATTTGTCCTGGTTTGACGATTCCGCATATGAGGGATTTGGAAATATATTCAGCATAGTCATTCCCGCTTGTATTTACCGTTCCTCCAGTTCGAATGCTACTTCCTGTTACGGTATGCGTCGCCACATTCAATGCCGACCCGGCAATGTTTCCAAAGTTTCCACTAACGACAACCGCGTCTAAGCAGTTGGGTACGCTAAATTTTCTAGTGCCCTGTGGCTGCGTATTAACTCTGCCCACTTCAAGAAACTCCGGCACCACTACTGTGCCAGTTCCCTTGATTTCAATTAGGTTATTTGTAAATTGATTTGATTGGGTGTCATATGCCCTCAGAGTCATCTTATAACTGGTTTTATACAGATTATTAGGTGTCCCATTGTTATTTCCCGCAGACGTGAACCAGCTGAAGCATCCCGCAGCGGTTGATCCTGACACTCCACCAACACCAAGTCGCAAGCTATCCCGCTCCTGCCCGGGCGCCATAGCAGCGCCCCCTGGAGACAAGAATGAAGTTGTTATCGTCCCGTCACCCACGCCAACCAGCTCTTTAAATAGCGTGCTGGCTCCGCCAACGCCGTATCCCTGCCAGCGAGGGGCAATATAAGATGGAGCTCCGACTACGGAAGAGGTGTCGAATACCAATGTTCCTGCCGGTGGGCCGAAACCTATGGATACTGGATCAGCATATGTTTCTGTATTTACCCCGATTAAATCAAATGATGCATTTGCAAAGCCATCCAAAAATGCGTAGACACCATAAGATAAGTCCGGGTGCTTCATCACAATGATGCGTGCATTTCCACGTGCCATACCTTCAAGATGCCAATCCACATACAAACCGTTCCTTACACCCATGAGCAAAGTCACTGCAGACGTTTGCGATGAAATCCATGAGTCATTTATCGTACCGCGTATGAGCAGATTCTCTTGCGTCCCTGCGTCATCCGGCGCAAACGTAGCCAGCTTGTACCAGTTCCGCTGGCCTACAGCGCTTGAGAATAAGTAGGCGTACTTGGCAGTTGGCCCTGAACAAAGCCTGCGGGACGTTTGAATCGATGCGTTCATGCGTATCGGTAAGTTCGGATCAAGCCACGCCGGATTCATATATCCATTCGGCCCGCCCAGTGGGGACCGCCCCACGGCAGGTGCATACGACGACACCACAGCGCCGCGCCCGGCCAGTTCATTCAGGCGCCGGATTGCGTCCTTCTGGCCATAGTAGAAAAAGTCGCCCATCAGATTTCCTCGATTTCGATGTTGGTGGCATATGCCTGGTAATACGGAGTAGTGATGGCAGAATTGCTGGCGATGCGGCCATACACCTGGTGCGCCTGCTCGAGCTCGCCGTCGTCGCTGTCTGGATACAGGCTGACCAGCAAGGGGAGCGTCAGGCCATTACCCCGCACAATGCGCCACAACTCGGCCCGGTCCAGCGGCGTCATATGTTCGAGCGCGAGCGACAGCTTGCGATACATCGCGCCCCGCTCGACCATTTGCCCGCCGGCACCGGTGCGGTACTGGGTGCTGCTATCGAACGACGTGACGCCTGCACCATACGAGGCGTTCTGCTCCGGGCTCCAGTAGGGACCGGCCACCAGGCGCGCCGCCTCGATGTAGCCGGCCGGATTGTCCGGGTCCGCCAGCTCGATAATCAGTTTCTTGATGCTGACCATGGGGAACCAGCAGCGCGCATACGTCCCGCCGCCATAGCTGAAAGCGTTCACGCCCAGCGGCAGTGCGCCCCAGTCCCACATACCTAGCCTGGCGTACTCGCAGGCCGGCACGGTGCCAGTATCAAAATCGGGCACAGCATCCCCTGGCTCGACGTAGCCGCGCACGCGGATGGTTGCCGTCGGCGTCAGGTTACAAAATGGCAGGGCCACGCAGCCGACGATCTCCGGCGACGGCCAAGTGGCCGTGATGGTCACCGCCAAGCCTATCGAGCGCAGCAGGTAGAATTTGTCTTCAAGCTGCAGGTTGGCCGGGCCCAGATCTCCGGTCTGGCTCGATGCGGTCAGCACCGCTCGGTCAGCGGCGTTGTCATAAATGATGCGCAGGCTACTCATGGTGTTGCCGGCTGTTTGAGGGGCATCTCGATCTCCCGATATTCAGTTTCAATAATCTGCCATATCAATAAGCAGGACGGTGCTGGCGCGATAGCGCATGCGCAGTGCAAATGGCGGAATATCAACAGGCTCCGCACGGACACACATTTGCGTCCGGTCCAAAGTGCTTGGCGCCCGAAACAAAAAAGCTCCAGCAAAATCAAGTTCCGTAGAGGTTCCCGATCCGGGCGAATTAACTAATCCTCGGGAGCCGACGCCATCAGCAAGGCCGCAAATTGCCGGTCGGGACATACTTGGGAGAGCATAGCTTTGCAAATCAAACGAGCCCGTCGGAGGAGTCGCTGCGGTGAACTCACCAATGGCGCGCGGCATGATCATCTTGGCGCCAAGATCAAAAGTGCAGTTACCAGCGGCATCCAATAAACGGAAACCGTAGCCACCTCCAACAGGCGCGGCCAGCGGGGCGAAACAATGAACCGCTGCCACTCGGGCGGTGGGAGTAGCCCCGTTTCCGCCAGAGACGTCCGAGCAATAGACCAGGATATCCCAGGTGCTGGCTGCCGACAGCGTGACGGAATAGACGGAAAATAATAGGTCCCCTCGTAGCTCGATGAAGGCAAGCGGCTCTTTGGTCGACGTGACCCGATATCGCCCGAGGACTTTCGCGGTGCTGGGCGAGCCCACAGGGTCGGCCGCCCCGACAAATGCGGCAGTCCCGATATACGCAAGCCCGGGACTTTCCGGGGTCAGAAGCAAACCCCCGAGGTCGTTTTCAATATGCAAACCGTAGGTCATAAGGAGAATATGTATATTTTTTTCGTTTCAGCAAATTCGCTGGCATCGACTGAAACTGTCGGGATGCCCCCTGGATAGCTGATGACCGCCAGTGCGCCGCTCAAGGTTTTGAAGGTCCGGCCGACGAAAGCTGGATAACTTTTTGAGGTGGATGCATTGGGTGCCACACTGATCAAATCTACGAAAACGATGCCGAAACTCACTGAACTGACCAGCACGGCACCACTTTCTTTCTTGAGCAAAATGCCGTACGCCATCAGTCGAGCCTCCCAATAATTGCGCGCGGTCGACCCGCATCGTCAAACACCGTGATCTTGTCACTAGTTATTTCAACTCGTCCGCCCGTGTCCCGACTGCGAAGCAGGCCAACCGTTCCAGTAACAGCCGACAGCTGCCCTGAAAACGAGGCCTTGCCGTTTTCTATCAACAACCCAGGCATGGACACATAGCCCCCACTCCCCAATTCGACGTAGCCACCTGTGCGTGCATTCCCGAGCAAAAGGCCTCGTTCGCTCAGATGAAAGCCAGTGCCGCCGTTTGTCGGCCAACCATAGGTGTTGGTTGGGTAGCCTGGGCCCCCGTGCAGCGTAGTGCCGTAGAGATCGCCAGCTGTCACCTTGCCCAAATCCGCTATGATCGACGACAGCTTGTCCACCGCCATCGCCCTGGCCGCCACCGACCCATCCACCAGCAAATTGCCGTTCAGCACCGTACCAAGCACCAGCCATGCTCCATTGTCAAAATACTTCGTCACCGCATGCGTCGCGTCGTACAGCGTGACAGTGTCGCGGTTGATCGGCGCGCCGTAGCCCGCGTGGCCCAGCTCATAAACGGCCGAGGCATCCGACCAGGTCGAATAGCCGGGCGCCGTCACGGTGACGGTGCCGCGCTGGCCGGTGGCGCCATCGGCAGCCAGGCGCGCGGCCGCCGACCATTCACTGGCCGGAATGTCATCGGTGGCGCCGCGCGACGCTGCCGTGGCGCCCGATGTGAACAGATAGGCGCCGCCCGCCGTCGGCACCTGCGTCGACCAGCCATTATTCAGGCCCGTCAGCGCACCAGTGGCAAAGGTGAACGTGCATGCCGCACTCGGCAGCGACGGCGCGATGTTGGTGGCGCCGCGCTGGTAGATGCGCACGGGCGCCACGTTTAAGCCGTCGGCACCGTCCTTGGCCAGCTGCACTGCTGCCGACCATTCATTTGCAGCGATGTTGTCCGTGGCATTGCGCGAGCTGGCCGACGCGACGCGCACGTACAGCGGCACCGTACCGGCCGGGATGTTCTTCGACCAGCCATTGGCCAGATCGTTGCCGGCCGGCGTCGTGATGCTGGCCGTGGCAAAGGTAAAGATCACGTCACCCGGCGTATCGCCTGGCACAACGGCGGCGCGCTTGTAGGCGAAGGCCTGGCCCGTGTTCAATCCGGCCAGGCCCGTCTCGCCAGCGACGCCGTCGAAGACCTTGCTTATCATGTAGTTGCCGACGTAGTCGACGCCGAATTCGCGGATGCGGGCCTGCACTAGGGCCGTATCGGTGGTCATGGTGGCGAAATCGACCGTGGCCACATTCCCGTTGACCGTCATTTGCGTGCCAGCGGATACCGAAAACACGATATCGCCAACCACGTTCACCGGCTTGGCGGTAATGGTAATCGAGCCGGGCGCGCCGGCGCCGGCGCTGTTGACGCGAAACACAGGCGTGCTGCCTGCCAGCAGGATCGCCTTGCCATCGGCCGTTGTGCTGAAGCGCTCCGCCGAGGCCTGCAACAGCGTATCGCGCGCGCCACCGATAGCCGTCATACCAGCACCCCCACTGTCACGCGCCCGGCCAACCATTGGTGCGACAGCAGCACCACCACGCCAGGCACGCCGCTCTGCAGGCCGAAACGATCGTCGCGCAGCAGCACGGGCTGGCCCAGTTCCAGCATCATCATCTCAGGCTCCCCGTCAAATTCGTAAATCGTGCGCTGCACCTTGTTCAAGGCCAGGCGCCGCAGCGCTTCCGCACGGGCGTCCGCGTTCGTCTTGAGGCAGGTTTCAATTTGCGGCGGGTCGTCCGTCAGCCGGTACCGTGCCTTTACCGCAGCATCGACAGCCGTTTCCGTCAGCCACTCCGTCGCGTACAGGTCGGCGTGCGCCGGCGGGATGCTGGTGGTCAGGCTGGCTTGCACCGTGTAATTGCGGTCGAACGCAATCTTGACGGCCGCCACCACCGGCAGGCGCTGCACGACGCGCAACGAGCCCACTCGCATTTTCTCGGGCCCGATTGGCACCGGCACGCCGGCGGCCGGCAGCGCGATCTGCACCAGGCGCAGCTGGCCGGTGCGCGACATGATTGCCTGGGCGCCCACGCTGGCCGCCAGCTGCTGAATGGCCTGCGCCTGGTTCGTCCGGTCCGCAACGTAGAGGCCCACCAGCTGCGGGTGGGCGGCATCGAATGCGGCCAGGTTGGCCAGGTCCAGGTCGGCCAGGGTGAAGCGGTCCGAGGCCTTGCCGTACGCGGTGGCGATGCGCTGCACCAGCGGTGCGATGCGCGGCGCGTAACCGCCGCCCTTGTCACCCTGTACGCTGGCCGTGATCGTGGTGGAGAACGGGTCGGTGGTGAGGTTAAAACGCCCCGCCTGGTCATTCAAGGCCACGGCAATCGGTTTGCCGTTGGTGCGCACTTCGAACGTCGATTCCACCGCGCCCAGAAAGCCATACTCCAGCGTGGCCGGATTGGTCAGCAATGGCGCCACGTTGTGGCATTCGCCGAACGGGATCGGCAGCGTCGCGTCCTTGTTTGGCGTCGTGCCGCCCAGCTTGGCCTCGGCGATAGGTGTATCCAGCCGCTGCAGCTTGTCGCGCAACGACAGGTTGAGCGTTTCGCGGCTCGCACTGGTGATGTCGGCAATGATGCCGTCGAACACCAGACGAAAGTCGGCGCGCGGCCAGCGCGGATCGCCGGCCCAGGCCTTGATCGGTCGATTGCGCCACACGTCACCGAGCCAGCTGTCGAGCTTACCATCAGCGTTGCCCAGCTCGATATCGCCCCCCGACAACCCAGCCTCACCAGTCAGGCTGACCTGCTCGGTAAAAGCCAGGCCGCCACTGGCCAGCGGCAGATACACGGTATTGGCCGGCACCTCCGTTGGGCCTGTGACGTACGGCCGCGAGGCAATATAGCGCGTAACCTCATTGCCGCCCACGTTCACCTGTGCTTCGATCAGCACCATGCGAATGGCTCGCGGACTTTTCAGCCATGCCAGAAATTGCGCATCAGTCATTGAGAGTACTCCACTTGTTTTGCCCAGGCAGATGCCTTGGCAGATTTGTCGACGCCGGCCACGACCGTCTTGGCCGCCTTGTCGTTCGATTCAACGGTGGCCTGAATGGCAGCGCCGGTTTGCGCGGCCTGATCGGCCCGCAGCCCCTTGACCTCCTCCCGCAGGCTCTTAATCTCGGCCACCAGGGCGTCGCTGTTGCCGCCACCCTGGCTTGGTGCGCCGCCGAAATATCGGCGCATGGCAGCTGCAGCTGGCGCATCAACCACCACCTCACCGCGGTGCAACTCGGCCGCATAACCGTCAAACGGTACATTGGCCAAGCCGCCGGCATGGGAACCGTCGAACTTCACGCCCAGCCCCGTGGCCGTCCCCATCGCCGCATGCAGGTTGGCGATGGCCTGCGCCACCGTCAGCACACTGTCATTGATGGTGATCAGGCCCGACACCTGGGCCTTGAGAGCATCCAGGCTGGCCTGCTGCACGTCGAGCTGCGCCGAGGCCCATTTGAGCGCCTCGGTGTTGGCTGCCACCACGCGGGCGTAATCTGCCACGTACTTGGCATCCGAGGCGTTGACCACCTGCGATGCCGTCAGGAAGGCCTGCTCGGCAGCAGACAGCCCGGACTGCGCCGTCGTGTCGCCGGCATTCGCCGCCGCCAGTGTTTTCTCGAACTGGGCGCGCGCCTCGGCGTACTTCTGTTCCGGTGTCAGCGTCGACTGATTACCCAAGGCCATGTTGGCATTCAGGCCGTTCAGGGTGGTCACCCACGATTTCGACTTGTCCAGCGCCGTCTTGGCCGCTGCTGCCTCGGTGTCGTAGGCCTTGGCCAGCGCGTCCTTGGCCGACACCACCGCCCTAGCCGCCTGCACCTGGTCAAACAACGCACGGTTGACGTCGGTAATGCCGGCGCGCTGAATCGCCAGCAATTCCGTTTCGCTTTTCGTCAACTCGTTCAGCTGCTTTTGCAAGTCCTTTCGCTCGCTGTCAATTTCGCTCGCCGTCTTCGCCACCACGCCGAGTTCGTCGCCGTAGCGTGTCAGCTCGATAAATGCCTGCGATACCGCCATCATCGAGGTGTAGGTTTTCTGGCCAGACTCCGTGGTCAGATCCTGCGCCAAGGCCAATTTCTTGAACTCTTCGACGGTCGTAATCTCTGTGCCCCGGTTCAATGGGGTCAGCACGGCATTCACGCTCTTGCGCAGGGTGTCGGCCTTTTCTTTATCCGTGAAGAAGTTCTCCAAGAAGAAAGCGCCTTGGGAAGTGAATTTATCCAGCCCGCCCGACATCTTGAGTAATTCCTCCCTTGCGGCGAGTGAAGACATTCCCACCGCGCCGAAGGTCTTATTAAATGACCCCAGCACGGCGTCGATCGTGGCGTAGTCGTTGGCAACTCGCACCAGGGTCTGGAGATACCCCTCGCCCGCGTCGCGGAACTGGCGCAGCCCGTCGACACCGAACTTGGCCATGTCATCGCCCATCTTCGAAAACGCGGCTTCAAGCGCTGCTTGCTGCGCCTTGGCGTCCAGGCCCTTGAAGCTAATTTTGCCGATATCGACAACAAAGGTATTCAACTTGGCAGTGAAGGCGCTGCCCCCAACACCGATGGCAACAGCAGCAGAACTGATCGTGTCACGCAAACCCAGGACAATTTTCGTAAATTGATCATCCATCTCCGCGCCCAGCGCGGTCACGGGGCTGCTGTACTTATCCTTGGAAAAGATGCCGCCGTCTTTCTTGATATCGGTGAACTGCCCCACCGACAAGCCGCTTCTATCAACCTGGCCCAAGGTGGCCTTGCCCGCCGTGATGCCGGTATCAAGCGCAGTCACCTTGCCACCGAAGATGCCATTGACCACGCTGTTGCTGATCTTGGACAGGAAGCCACCGGTCAGCTTGTCGACTATCGCCGTCAACGGAAACGTGGAAAGAGTCTTCGCGCTGAAATCGGCCAACCCACTATATTGGGGCGCCGCCAATTTATTGGTGACTCCCGGCGTTTGCGCCAGCAAGCCACCTAACCCGCCAATGCCAGATTCAATGTTGCGCAGCGCACTGAGCATGCCACTGCTGATCGCCAGATCACGAAAGGTGTTGTCAGCGATAAGCGATAACGATTTAGCAATCGACTCGGATTTCGCCGTGGGATCGCCCAGCACCGTACCGGTGCCATTGGCAGCTTGGCGCTGCTCGGAAGCACTAGCGCCCCCACCACCTGCAGTGCCAGACATCTCCGCGCCAATTGCAACAACGGCCGCCAGCGTGGCGGCGCCGGCCGCTAGGTTCAACGGGAACGGCAGTGAGGCTATGGCTTTTACCACGGCCGTAATGCCCCACGCGCTGGCCTCGGTCGCGGCCAGGCCAGTGGACGCGGCCGTGGTCGTCGTCTCACCTGTTAGTTTGGTGGCGTTCAAGGTTAGATTGGCTGCAACCTCCGTTTCTTTGAAAAAAATCTTCTTGACCATCGACTCGACAGCCATAGCCATTTCGTATGCGCGAAATGCTTTTTCAGCAGTTTCCATCACTTTATAACCGGTGCTGTTTTCCTTGAAAAAGCCCTTCGCTGCGCCAGCCATGTCCCCATAGGACTTAATTTGCGCCTGCGCGCCCTGCTGGGCTGCTGTGGCTTGAGCCTTGGCGATCTTGGTCGGATCGCCATGCGCATCTTTAGTGGAGACTGCCAACTGAGCAGCGATAGCCTGCTGCTGCACGGCATAGCCAGACAATGCTGTCGTCAACCCACCGATGGCAGTACCAACTGCGCCGAACGACGCCGCCATACCTTGCGCTGCTGACTTCGTTGCGGAGTCGACAGCGGTCAGGATATCAAGCAGCTCTTTGGCTTTGGTCACGTCGCCGCCTTGCTCTTGTATCGAGGCCTTGCCTTGCACGATGCCAAGGCGGTTCAACGCTTCAATCTTGCGATTAATGCCATCAATAACCTTCTCATTGCCCTCGAAACTAGCAAGGGCAGCTTTTTGCTCCTCAAGGTCAGCGACAGCCAAGGCGGTCTTTTGCGCAGGCAGTAAGCCGTAGGTGCGGATCTGCTCTTCTACCGCGGCGACTTGTGCGTTGATGGCAGCGATTTCCTTGTTTGCAGCATCTGATGCGGCAGTGGCGATGGCCGCCTGGCGTAGGCGTTCCTCCTCATCGCGAGTAAAACTCGCATCAAAAAAAGCCTTTTCGGCCGCATCGCGCTTGCCTAGGATCTCGTTTAATTCCTTCTGGTGCTTGGCGGCCTCGGCATTGGTAGCATTGTGGTGGCCTTGCAATGCACTGATTTGCAAGTCGAAGGCATCTACTTCCGCCTCATAGGTTTTCAGGGCGTAGCTGCGCTTGTTTTCGTAGGCCTGCTGAACGGACAGCTCCCCCCCTTTGAGGTACATGTCATCGAGCTTACCCAGGGCATCGTAATGCGCCTTGGCAGTTGCGGCTTCCTTTGCGTATTGTTTGATTTGGTCGGCGAGCTGCGTGTTTTCGACCTGGTCGGCCTTTGGCTTTGGCTCACGACCTTCAGTGTCTCGATACGTCGGCGTGCCGGTAAAGGTCGCGTAGTGAAGAGCAACGACTTTCTTGCGAGCCTCCTCTTGCGCTGCCGCTCCTTGGTTAAGCGACTTCATCAAAATATCAGTAGCTGCTTTCGAATAGTCGGCTTCGACCTTTAATTTTGCATCCGCCTCTTCCTTGCGCTTCACTAACTGAGCGGCGGTTCTCTCAGCATATGCTTTTTGAAACTTATCTTCTCCAGCAAGAATCCGATCCCTGCTGTCGCCAAGCAGTTTGGCATTTGCCTCCATTGCCGCTTGCATCTTCCTATAGGCTTCAATTTGACCTGTAATGCTAAAACCCGCCTCCGAACGATCAATAGTGTATTGGGTATGAATTTCAGAAGCCTTACTGGCATACGCACCCGCTGCCCCCATCAACTTCATTGCTGAAAAAGCATTGTTGACGTTATCGGCAACCACAACGAACACTTGGGCAAGCGTGGTACCCCACTCATGCAACTGATTATTCCGCGACATCTCACTGACCTCACCATTTGCGTCTTTGAGGCCTTTGGTCAATGCCATCACCGAGATAGTTAAGACTTCAAGCCCGATCTCGCCGATGGTTGTTTTCAGATCTTGCGTATAGCGCTGCATGGACGTGATCTGCTTGCCGGCCGTATCCATACTGGCGGTATAAGTTTCGTCAATATCAATGCCACGCTCTTTAACAGCGTTCAAGCGGGCCTGTACGCGTTCATTTTCCGAAAGCTCTTTTGTGGTTTTTCCAAGCTCGTCGGCCATTTGCCGATAAGCGGTTTGCAAATTAACGTTGATACCAATATTGCGGAGAATAAGAACATTTCCACGGGCAATGCCATTCACCAGTCGTTCAAACGCTTCTGAAGAGTTGATATGTCCAATAACAGCAGCATTTTGAGCAATCCGGGCAAGAGCAGTTGCTTCCTTCAAATCGATGTGGGCCTGCACCAATTTAATCGCAGACTCGCGCGATTCGATCATCGTGATACCTTGTTTGGCAATTGCCTCGGTAGCAGTTTCCATTTGTGTTTTTGTGTACCCGGCGTTACGCCCAACGACAGTCATTACTACGCCCAGCGTTTCGTAACGCGCGGCAAGCATGACTGCATCTTTAACGTACTCCCCCACTTTTAACGCAGCATATGCTGCAGCCAGTATCTTGAGGGAGCCAGCCAAGATGCCCGATGCATTCGTCGCGTCCTCTTTCGCCTTGGCCGCCGCCTTGATTGCGTCCTCGTGAGCTTTAATGGTCGCGATTGCTCGCTGCGTTTCCTGGGTAACGCCCATCTGCGCGGCTTGATATGCTAAAAGTTGGGTGCGACTCATTCCAATCGTCGCCGCCTGCTCACGCATACGCTCAATCAGTTGCTGCTGACCGAGCGTCAATTGCGTAGTCGAGCCGCCCAGCGCCTGCGTGGCCTGCGCCGCCAGGCGTGCCTGCTCAGCCTGCGCGCGCATGATTTTGGACGTGTCGTCCATCTGTCCATTGCTGACGGCTGCACGTTGGCCGGTGCGCTGCGTAGCGGCTCCGAGCGCTTCCACGCTCTTGGCAGCATCGCTACCGCGGCGCCACACACCGGCCGACGAGTTGGTGAAGTTGTCCAGCGCGCTGACGCCCTCGGTCGATGTCGCGCGCACGCGCGCCGTCGCCGCACTCAACGAATCCACGGACGTGGTTGCGCCCACAACCTTTGGCGCAATCCTCGCACCAGCATCACCCAGCGCATCGACAGCCGTCGCGCCTTCGGTGGCCTTGGCCTTGGCCCCAGCGCTGGCCTCACCCAACTTGTCGACGGCTGCCGTGGCGCCAGCAGTCTTTTGCTCGACTCGCACGGCAGCCTCACCGAGGGAATCTAGTGCCTTACTACCATCGACCACTTGGCGCGTATCGATAGAAAGGCCAAGCTGGGCGATATCAGGCATTTATTTTTCCTTCTTGTTTTGATGGTGCAAGAACAGCGTGTCGAGGCGATCGATCACGCCTTCTTCGAACGGATCGAAGCGGACGCCGTGGCGGGCCTGCCAGGCCAATATCTCGGCACTGGTCAGCGCGTTCACGGCCATGCCGCACTGGCGTTTCTGGTTCAACTGGGTGAACCAGTTCCAGATATAGGCAAGCTCGGGCGGTAGCTGCGGCACCGCCGGCGCCTCGGGCGCCCGATAAAGCGGGTTTTTCCGGGCGGTGTCCAGATGATCGCCCTTGGCGTTGCCGTCGCCTGCCGCTGCAGCGCGATCAAATAGATGATCGGCGTACAGCAGCAGGGCCTGGATCAGACCTTCAAAAAATTGGCGTCGTTTTCCAGGGCGGTTGTAACGCGGTCCTGCCAGGTCGGGTACTTGTCGAACGCCGCGGCGATCATATCCTTGTCAAACGGCACGGCCGCGCCGTTACTGGTGAAGCCATACCAGTCAACGGCCACGGCCAGCGCCAGGCGCTTCTGGTTGTCGTCGATGACGCTCACCAGCTGATTGGAGCCTTCGTCGGTCGAGGCGTCGATGGCCGTCTTGCGCTTAGCGGACTTGCGGTAGCCTTCTGCGCGCACGGCGTGGCTTTCCTTGCGGTACTCGTCGGAATTCTTGCCAACGATCTTGATGCCGGCCACAGGCTCGCCGTCGGCGTCGAAGATCACGGGCACGTCGAAGGTCACGCGCGCGGCAGGCGCGGACAGGTTGGCGATGTCGAAGCCGGCAACGGCGATGACTTGAGCGGCGTTCAGGGCTGCAGGTGCTTGGGTGGTGTTCATGGGTAGTGCCTTTCGTGGGTTTTGATAAGTGCCCGTTCCGTCCGCCGCGCCCACGAAGGCGACAGCGACCGGTCGGTGCTGGGGTTGGCTTACGCCAAAAAAGAAACCCGGCGCGAGGCCGGGCGGGAGAGTTACAGGCTTGTGTCCTGGAAGGCCACGGTCGTGGCTTCGTGCTGCGTGTCGGCGCCTTGGTAGCGCAGGATGTCGAAAGCGCACGTGACGATCTTGTTTTTCTCGCCATCATCGACCTTCGCCGAGGTGATCTTGATGCGGCCCATGGCAATCGTCATCACCTCCGCAAGCGGCGCCGTGCTGGCCGCCATGGCGTAGGCCAGCGGCAACTCGACCTCCTGCTTGAAGTAGTCGATGTAAGCCGAATCCTGCATCAGCACCGTGAACTGGCCGCTGCCCAACACCTTGCCGCGCGAGGCGGCCGTGGCGAACTTCGAACCAATCACCGGATCAATCTTGACCTGGCCATCCAGCGACAACGACATGCCCGTGCAAATTTGCGACGGGATGCCAGCCACCGACAGCATCGCGGTGGCGCCGGAGAACTTGCCGGTACCGGGCGTGGCGGCCGGCGCCGCGAAGTACGCCGCCGGCGTAGTCGGGCCTTCCAACTTGCCCATCAGGGTGAAGTCCATGCTCGTGATGCCATTCGGCTGCACGGCGATGTCGACCTTGCTGACCAGCTGGTCGATGAAGCAGCGATTCACGGCAATGCCCGGATCCTGTACTTCTGCCGTGAACCAGTCCGTGGTGTGGCCGGTCAAGGGCGTGAAGCTGCGCTTGCCGGTCGCCGTCACGGTCACTGGATCACCTTCTACCTTCACCGTCATGGCGCTGCCGTCCATGAACTGGCCCGTCAGCTTCAAGGCGGTGACCGATGTGACGAAGAAATTCTTGCCGTTGTTGGCGGTGCCCGTCGTCAGGAAGCCGCCGATGCGTACGACGGTACCTGCGCGGTGGCCGTCTACCAGCCAGGAGCCGGCGCTGCGCGTCAGGCCCGTTGCGCCCGATGCGATGGTATTTTGCGCCGCGGTGTTACCGCCGGTAGTGAAGTCGCGGCGCAGCAGCGCGGCCAGCAGCACGGCGTAGGTGCCGCAGCTGGCCTCGCCCTTGATGGCGCCGGAGGTGCGGAAGTTGCCCAAGCGCGTGTCGCTCTGCTGCTGACTTGGGTCAATCTCGTTGCTCGAGTACTTGTCGGCGTCCGTATCGAACGTCGCGGTCACGCGCGGATAGAGGCGGCCGGCGGCGGCCAGCGCCTTCGTGCCTTCCGCTGGTTGCTTGCCGATTACGAGCAGGCTGTCGATGCCGTTTGCAGTGGTCATGGTGTGGATTGCCTTTCTTTGGTCGAAAAAAAAGACCGCCGAGGCGATCTGTGTGGGGTGATGCGGATTACAGGTTGCAGAACCAGCGAATCTTGATCGGGACCATCCAGCGGTCGCCATCCTCGCGGCCGTCAGCGATTTCCGGCGTGCGCTCGATCTGCACGGTCAAATCGCCCTTCGGGAAGCTTGCGCCGCGGCGGAACAGTTCCCTGATCAGCTCGGCTCGCGCACCAGCAGCTGCAGTGCCCTGTCCTGGCGGATACATCAAGCTGACCTGGAAGATGCCGCGCTCCTGGCGGGCGCCGTCGCCCATAGAATGGTTGTTTGGCTCCGCTGGCAGCAAGTAGGCGGCTTGATACGGCCGTCCGGTGACTGGTGCGTACGGCGTGTTCTGCCAAGCGGTGTCGATGGCAGGCGCGAGGCTGGCCAGCGCCGACTCCAGCGCCGCGCGTATTGTGGATTGGCTCATAATTTATAGGTCGAATATCCTTGGGCAAACTCGCTGGCGGTAGTGCCATTGCGTACACCGTTCACGGCATCATCCACAATGGTGCGGAATTCCACGACCGTCAAGGCAACCACGCCAACAGGCGCCTGGCGGGACCAGCCCTCCTCGATGCGCTTTGCGTAAGGCAGGTTGTTCACCAGGAAAATCACGTCGCCAGCCTTCGCCGCGCTGATCGTGCTGCCGTGGGCGGCTATTGTGGCACTGCCGTCCTTGTCGATCAGCTCGCGCACGCCAGCAGATGGCGAGCCGATGGAAAGCTGCCAGTTGGCGCGGAACCGGCCGCCGGTATAGCCAGTCGGCGGTTTGTGCTTCCAGAACTTGGCATCACCAACCGGCGAACGCCCCACCAGCTTGTTGTCAATCTTCATGGTGATGGCGCGCACCGCCAGATCCTGACTGGCCTTGGTCTTGGCGATGAATTCGGCGATCTGCATGGAAAACGACATCCCGGCCATCAAAGCCCCCTGAGTTGCAGCGTGTGCAGCACGGCCACGTCGACCGGCGCTGTGGTTTCGACAGCCTTCACCGTGAAACTGGCTCCGCCGAACAGCACCAGGTCGGCCGCCGTCGGCGCCGGCATCGGCGCGCCGTTGCGCTGCAGCGGCGACAGCAGCAGCTGCTGGTCGCCAGCCTGGATCAGCGTGCCGTCGATGTTCTCGGCCTCGTAGTTGATCATGACACCCGTGCCTTCGAAGTCGGTGGCGGTGCTTGGCGCCGTGCCCAGGCCAGGATCGTACTCGCCAGTCACAACCTGGCGCAGCACCACGATGCCGCCCTTGCGGCGCAGCGAGGCGTCGGCACGCGCAGCGGTCTTTGCGTAGTCGATCATCAGTCAGCCTTCAGATAGTCATGCGGCGGTGTCTTGCTGAAGCGGACCGCCTTGATGGCGGCCCTACCGTCGATCAGCGCGCGCAGCACGCGATGCCAGCCGTCCATGATGAAGCCCTCTTCGCTCAGGATCACCGGATGACGGGTGTCAACGTCCAGCGCGCGCCGCATGTGGTGCGCCATGCCGAACGGCGAGCCTTCTGGCGTCCAGACTTCGGTGCCGAGATAGATTGCCGCCAGTGGCAGGTCAAATGGCTCCAGATCCTTGGAGCGAGCGATGAGGTTTGTGACCGTCCACACCTTGCCGTTATGGTTGTACGTATTCTCGTGGGCAGCGCAGCCCTCGATTTGCACCACTGGGAAGGTGCTCATGCTCGCACCACCCTGATCGAATTGCCGCCGGACGAGCCGAAGTACGGCGCCAGGAGTGCGTCCACCGCCACGAAGCGCTCACGCGCATCCGTGGTGTTCTGGAAGTACTCCGTTTCCAGCGGGCCGGTCTTGTCTTTCTTGATCGCGTTGGAGCCGGTATCAAGGTCCGGCAGCAGATCCTCGCCGCGGCCGGCGCGCACGGCCAGATCGATGCAGGCATTGACCACGTCCATAGGAACGCTGGTGCTGGGCACGATGAAGCCGTCGACAACCACGTTGTAGCGTGGCCAATCCAGCGCCTGGCGCTGATACACCCGGCGGCCGGCCCAGCGCGTGCGGTAGGTTGCCATGAAGACCATGGCCTTGCGCAACGCGATTTCCTTGTCCACTTCGGCCAGCGCCGCCCAGGCGGTCAGGCCCAGGCTGGCGCAGCGCGCATCCGCGGCGGCGACGCTGGCATAGGATTCGGCATCGGCCAGGCCGGCGCCAGTTTCAGTGATGAGCATGCTGATCCTGATGTGAAAAGCCCGCGCGCGGCGGGCGTTGATGACGTTAGGCTGCCTTGGCCTTGGCAGGCTTCGATTCAACGGCTACCGCCTGGGTGACTGCGGCCTGCTTGGCCGCTTCGTCGCTCAGGCGTTGTGCCTCGGCTTCGTTGGCGGCGGCCTGCGCCGCGTTGCGGGTGGCAGCGAGCTCATTTTCGTGCGCCTGCTTGGCAACGCGATCCTTCTCGGCCGCCAGCACGCGTTCGCGTTCCTGCAAATCATCGTGCGCAGCCAGCAGATCAGCGCGCGCGGTCATTAACTCGGCCGCGGTCGGCACGCGCTCGCCCACGCCTTGATCAATATATTCAGCCTTGATCGTGACTTCCGGCACGTCTTCAGCGGCATTGGCGCGGCCAACAGCCACGTTCGCATCGATGATCTTGAGGCCAGCCTGGCGCGCGAGCGCCTTGACGTCCTCGTTGTATTGGAACATCGGCCCTGGCAGATACCAGATGTTTGCCGGTACATTTTCCATTTGGAACTCCGTTTTTTGTGCTTGATGAAGAAGCCGCGCCCCGTTGAGAGGCGCGGCGCAGGCTTACTTGGTCGCGTCGCCGATGGTAATCACGCCAGCGGTGTGCTTGTCGCTGGAGGCAACCTTGTCCCAGTTCGAGCCGGTACCCAGTGCGGCGTCGGATGGCGATTTGCCGCCCGAGGCTTCATCCCAGGTATAACCCTTCAAGCCCAAGCCGAAGGTGTAATCGACCTGCATCGTCGTTTCGATCCGCTGATTGCCGTTGGTCGTTTCGATGTTGCTGATGATGTCGGAGCCGTCGGTAACGGTTGCAGCGCCTTCAGCCAGGGACAGCACGCGCAGTTTGGCGGGTGCCGCAGGGCCAGGCGCCGGCCCGACGGACGCAGAATACAGCGCCGGCGCATCGGTAACCACCACCGGCTTGCCCAGCACATCCACCACGCGCACGTTTTGCGCCTGGAACAGCTGAGTTGCATTGGCCAGGTTGGCGCCGATCAGCTTGTGGAAGGTCGTGCCGTTCATGATCTGCGCCACCAGATTGCCGCTGTGGTCGCCGAACTTGCCATGGGCTTCGTTCATGGCGATATAGTCCACACCACGCGTCGCGCTCACGTCGTTGACCGTGTTAGCGTTGTTACTGATGGCCGCCACAAGCGCCAGGATGGCTGTGTTCAGCTGATCCGCGAGCATGGCTTCGGCGAAATTACGCGAGGCAACCTCGATGCCTTCAGCCGTCGGCTTGTGCAGCCAGGTCATCTGCGATGGCTCGAAACGGATCGGGCCAAAGCCGCCCGCGATCTTCACCGAATTGTGCTTCAGCTGGGTCAGGTCGGTTGACGCCGCCACGCCATTGGCGCCGTAGCGATTCACGCGACGCTGTGCCGAATGGATGGCAGCGAAAAACGACTCTTGCAGAAAGTCGCCTTCGAAGCCTTCGGTGGTGAGACGGATGGCGCCATTGCTGGCTGCGTTGAACTTGTCCACCATCTGCGCCAGCGTTTCGATGGTCGCCGGCATGATGTACTTGTTGAAGACTTGCATTTGGGAGAGAGACATTTTTTAGCCTTTCGCTAATTCAGGATATTGAGCAGCAAAAGCAGCAGCACGTTCTTCACGCGTCCCGCCGAGATTGCCCGTTTGTTTTTGGCTGCCACCGCCTTGATGTGCGCCACCGCCGGATGCGCCCGAGCCTTTGAGGATCTGATCTTTGTAGGGATACTGGTCCACCAGGGTTTCGAGTGCTTCATCGAAGTCAGCTAGGTCACCTGGGCGCGTGCGCGAGAAAATCTTGTTGCCAGCGCCGTCGTAGGCCACGACCTTGCCTGCCTCGACCTTGAACGCCTGGCCGAAACGCGCCTGGACCAGGTCAACCGGAATGGCAAACTTGTCGGCGATGAGTTTCGAGCGATTGAAGCTGCCGCCGATCATTTCCGAATACAGGTTTCCGGTAATGGCATCCAGTTCGGTCTTGGTACGAGCCAGCTCGTCGGCGTGGGCTTTGTTAGCGGCGGCAACCTGTTCTTCAGCCGCCTTTTTCGCTGCCAACTTGATTTCTTCAACCTTGCCAGCCGCGACCAACTTGCCTTCGTCGACGTTTTTCATCAGTTCGATCGCCTTCGCTGCAGCAGCAGGGTCGTCAATGCCAGCGAACGCTTGCAGCTTTGCCTCGGCAGCTTCCTTTGCTTCGCGGTGAGACTTTGCCTCCCCATTCAGGCCCTGGATCTTCTGCACGGCGGCGGCCGCATCGAACGGGACTTCCTTCCCGTCGTCATGTACGTAGACTGGCTTGCCATCCTGGACAACGACATTGCCATTTGCATCGAGTTTGAGTTTCATTTGGTGGCTTTCTGGGCATCCGCCCTTGTGAATGGCCTTCTGGCCGTGCACCGCGTCGCGTCCGCTTGCGGCATAAAAAAAGCCGCCTGGTTGCCCGGGCGGCTATTGAATCATTGGTTTTAAAGATGATTTAAATGAATTACTTCCATCCGCAGTCAGCACTAGGTTTAACGGCGCCAACGTCAGTCGCCGCAGCAAGAGGGCCGAAGGTCACATCTCCATTTGGCTTTGCGCACCCAATTTGATAAGCCGCAACCCCAAGAGCTTTCGCGTACCCTGCGCAGTTTGTGGGCGTCCATTCCTTGTCTACGATCAGCCCATCGCCATATTTGTCTGGCTGCACGGCTCGACAAATTTTCTGCCCTTGGGATAGCGTGGGTGGCAAACTATCGCGCAATGGCCTGACTTGCAAGAATGCAACAATTACACTACTTGCGAAAGTGATTAACGCAAGGGCAATCTGAGTGGAATCTTTCAATTTCGCCTCCGGGTAGTTAGCAGTGCTGAGTAATCAGTCTTTACAGTAACGGACCTGTAAGGAGCTAAATATACAAGTTTGGCAAGTTGGCATTTTGATACCAGCCAAGGGCCCGCATTGCATCTATGAGGCTTTTGTTAAAAAAGCTGGGCACCGCACATCGCCATTGTCTTCGCTCGCACAAGTGATGCTATTTCGACGCATACCTTGCCTGCAGTTCCTCCAACGTCAGCTTGCGACCTTTGAGATTCATCAAATCATTCAGCGTGATCTTGCCCGCTTCGTACATCTCAGCACGGCCCGGGCCAAGGTATTCAGCCCGCCATGCCTTGTCTTTGCTGGCAAGGAAGTCCTTGAAGTTCATCTTGACGCTGGCCACGCCACCGTCGCTCGGTCGCGTGCCGCCGCTCGGCTCGTCCAGCTCAATGCCCAAGTCCTTGAAAGACTTGGTGCGCGTGCTGAGCACGCACCGGCAGCTGAAGTGTATGGCACCAGGCCCGCCCGCCCACTCGTGGGTGTGGTTAATCGGCTCCTGATCGTGCAACGAGTACTCGTGCAAGTCGCGCATCGCGCAGAGCAGGCAGGTGTGCGAATCCAGCGTGGCCAGCCACACCAAGCACTCGATCAGGTCACTGTTCCGCTGGAACGACGCCAGGCGCGCGGCATTGGCCACGGCTTGCACCGAGCTGTGCACCAGCGCACGGGCGTTCGCTTCGGACGTTTTCAGGATGCCGGGCATGACTTCCGCATCGCCGCCGGCGGCCTTGGCACTGGTGCCGACGACGCGCGCCACGATCTGCGAGGTCGTTTCACCCTGTGCCGCGCCAAGCCGGACCTGGCTGGCGAAGCGGAATTGTGTGTCGAGCGCCTGGCGCTTCCACCAGTTGGCAGAAGAGGCGCCCTTGATTAGCGTATCCCCCACCAGCTTTTCCAGATAGGTGGCCGGCGGCAGCTTGGCGCCCAATTCGATCTTGAGGCCCTGCGTCAGAACCTTGGCCGTGTAGTCCGCCTCGATGCGGGTCATACCCAACAGGTTGCGCATGGCTTCCGCTTCCATGCCACTGTAATGCGAGGCGATGACAGCGTTCGATTCGCGCAGCAGCGCAGCCATCCGCTGCTTGCCATAGGTCGACACCTCGCCCTCGCCCAGCTTGGCAGCCAGCTCCTTCGACATGGCGCCCATCAGCGCCACGATCTTGCCTTGCACGTCCGCCGAAAAGCGCAGCAGGTTCAGGGAGTGTACGAGGAACATCTCGGCAATCCACTCTTCTAGCGCGCCCATCTATACCCCCGTCAGGTCAGGCCCGCTCGACTGGATGCGCTCCTGCTCCGTCTCCCAGTCCAGATCCGGCGACAGGATGCCGCGGCGCTGCAACTCGTTGAAATACGTCTCGCCCGAGATTTTCCCGCTGGCGGCACTCTTGAGCAGCAGCTCGGCACTTGCCTCGGCCAGCGACGCGGCGCCGAAGTCCTTGAAAATGGTGATATGGCCGCCTTCCGCTTCCCCCACCCATTCAGCCATGAACTGCAGCGCCTGGTCGCCAGCGTCCTCGACGTTGCCTGCGATCTTCTGCAGCGCGCATGCGCCCTGCTCGTTGTCGGCCAGGGTCTGCGATTCGGTCACGTTGCCCGGCTTGATCACCAACAGTTCGGCGCCGGCCTGGCGCATGCGGTCTTCCAGGTCGAGGATGGACAGGCGGCCGGCATCGATGGCCTTGCCACCGTGCTCCACGAATTTCAGATCGCCCTCCGGCGATTCCGACTTGACCGCGCTGCCGGCGCCGACGGTAATGCCGCCCTCGCCCAGCATCTTGGCAAACAGGATCGGCACGCGCGCGACGTGCAAGATATTCTGCTGGTCGCTCTTGCTCTGCCAGTGTTCGACGTTGCTGTGCGCCAGTTCGAGCAGCGGCGGCGTGGCCTGCATGTAGCCCAGGCGCTTGCCGTAGACTGGCACGAAGGGGATAGTCTTCAGCGTGGTGACGCCTTCCTCGTACAGTGCCCATTCCTTCTTGCTGCCGGCCTCGCGCTGGCGCCAAGTCTGCCAGGTACCGCGCCCCAGGACACGCACCTGCTCGATTTCCTTGGTGTCGAAGTCGCCGTCCGGCTCGGACACGCATTCCAGCAGACGCAGCTGCGTCAAGCCTTCCAGGCTAGTGGCGGTCTTCGGCAGCCAGCCCAGGACGTTCTGCACATGGACCTCAACGAAGTACGGGCGCACGCCAGCGGCCTGCTCGTCGGCCTTCGTGACCAGGTTGCCTGCCTTGGGGAAGTCGACCAAGATGCCGGCGAAGCCATAGCCCATCGCCTCCTGGGTGATCTCCGACAGGAAGCTGTGCAGGTCGCGGCCGGACAGGTCGACGTTCTGCAACCAAGGCTTGAGCCGTTCCGGCACGTCCTCGCCCAGCGTCACCGGCTTGCTGAACGGCTTGGCCGACAGCACATCGATGGTGCGGGTATAGGCCGGGAACAGCGTGGCCACGGCCAGGCGCAGCTCGTAGCTCTTATCGTCCTCGCCGGGCCACTGCGGCAGATACTTCTTGCCGGCCACCCGCATTGTCTTGGTGCCGCCCAGCAGCGCGGCGATCAGCGCGCAATCCTCGTTCAGCTTTGCGGCTTCGGCTGATTGTTTGCGTACGGCGTCGGTCATGGAAATCCTCGTTGTTACATGCGCAGCGGCGCTGTGGTGGTCGTGCGACTCGTCACTGGCCAGCGCTTGGTGATGAAGTAGCCGCCGGCATCATTGGCGTGGTCAAAGCCGCCCTTCTTGTCCGGCTCTCCCTTGTCGTCATAAATCTGACGCTCCAGGCTGAGCGTGTATTTTGGGCACTTGGTGGCATTGACTAGCATGCGGCGCTGGTCGTAGGTGTTGCACAGCATCGCGTTGACGCTGTTGATCCGGTCTTTCACCGCAGGATTCGCATGGTCGACCACTACCGTGAAGCCAGCGGCGCGCAGCAGCGACAGGTCTGATTCGCTGGCACCACTGCTCTTACGGTTCTGGCCGGACGCATCCGGATAAATCGTTATCAGGTGCTGCTGGCCGGCCTGCTTGTAACGCGCCTTGATCTTCTCGATCATGGCCGGCGTGTCGAACACCTCCATGAATTCATCGACAGCGCGCGGCAGGTCGTCGCGAATCACGAAAACCACCGCGGCGCCTTTGCCGACGTTGAAGTCCATGCCGATATGCAGCGCGTCGCCCGGCTTGACAGTGTCGTCGGTATGGTTGCGGCGCCGATCGAAGCAGTAGTAGATGACGCCCTGATAGTTCTCGAAGCTGGCCAGATACTCTTGGCGGAACGTGCGCGGATCCATCTTGCGCCGCGCGGCTTCGATCTCTTCAGCCGGGACGTTGCCGCCGTCGACCGACGTGTACAGCCAGCTTTTGTGGTCAGGCTCACGGCCCTGCCCGTCCAGATAACTGTCGTAGCAGTGATTAAAGCCTTTCGGCGTGCCGATGCGCAGCGCATGTCCACCAACCCGCTCCTCGCCGTTGATGACGAAGCGGCAGGTCGACAGCATCGGCCGCAGCACTTCCTCCCACGCGGCGTACACGCAATCGGCCCATTCATCGACAAGCGCGAAGAACAGGCCGGAGCCGCGCAGGTTGTCGTAGGCATCCAGCCCGACAATACGGATGACGTGGCCCGCCTTGGTGGTAATCGAGCATTCCGTCTCGTTCGGCTTCCCGGCGCGCCAGCTGGGCGGTATAGCCTGCTTGAGGCGCTTCCAGAACACGCGCTTCGCCTGCTTGAACGTCGGCGCACAATACCAGATCTCGTCCTCGGTACTGACGCCCCACTCGGCTGCCAGGCGCGCAGCACGGCGAATCTCTGCCTTGCCCAGGAACGTCTTGCCAAAGCGCCGGCCACACACCGCATCACGGAATCGAGCCTTCTTTTGCCACCCCCAACAGTAAATGTTCGCCTGCTTCGGCGTCAGCGCGACGGGCCCTTCAGAGAATCGGGCTGTCGGGGAGGTCTTCATCGGGCTTCAGTATGTATTCAGGCGCGACCGGCATGCCTTCACCGGTATCACCTGGTGCTTTCGGCGCATCGAGGCGGCGGTTCACGTAGACGTCGCCGACTTCCTTGGCGGCCTGCTCGATAACGGCCACGGCCAACGCGATATTGCGCATGCCCTCGGCCTGCTGTGCCATCCTGGCCAGCGCACGCAAACGAAATGCACGGCTGGCAATCGGAATGGCTGCGGTGTCCTCTCGGAACCTGGCCCGCGTGTCATTAAAAATGGTCTTCCACTTGGCGCTCAACTGGCGGCCAACATACTTCTCCGGGTCGTAGGTGGCGACCTGCTGACGCGGTACGTCGAGCCCGAATTCATCCTTTACTGCCACCGACACTTGCGTCGGCGTGTCGAAACAGGCCAGAGCTTGGACGATAAACAGCTTCACCTCGTCACGTAGTGCTGCCATGAGTTGCCTTCCGGTAAATGGCCGGTCAACCTTATGCAGCCTTCAGCAAACAGGTTCCGCAAGCCCTCGCGATGTTGATCTTCGCCACTTCTGGCGCGGTCTTTGCTGCGTCGATGATGCGCTGCACGTCCTCGCTGGCGCCGTAGCGCCGGACCACGCCGACAAACTCCTCGACGTCATGAGCACGCATGCAAAGCTTCGGCAGCCCGTACTTGTTGAAAGCTGGCGCGCCGAATTCGTCCTGCTCCTGGGCGATGTGGTACAGCTCGTGTTCGAGCAGCGCGCAGAATTCAGCGTCGCTGCAGGTCAGGCAATAGGATGCGTCCAAGGTAATCAGGAAGTCCGGCACGGCGCCGAACCAGTCGACCATCTGCTGTTGCTGGCGGCCCTTCTGCCACGGGCCACAGCGGAACGTCACTTCCTCGCACTGGCCCAGCACGGTGCGGCCGGCTTTCACGAAACCATGAGGCGCCCACAGGAACTGCACGTCGGCATATTCCAAGTGTTCGTGATCTTCGTTGTGTAGAGCGCCGCCTTCGGTGAGGATGGTTGCGCGCACCCACTTGAGCACCTCGGGCGCGGGCAGGTAGCGATCGTGCAGCGGGTCGGTAAATTCAGCAGGCGGAACCGGGCGCGCAGAGGTGGGCGCTGCTGAATTTCGGCTTTTCTTCATTCTGACCTACTAGATGTAGTGTTTGGTAGCAATCTCGGCGGTCTCAGCCCGGTGATTTTTGACACTTTCGCCCTTGACCTACTAAATGTAGTATTTCACGCGCCGTCGACGTCGAGCATCGCGGGCGGCATCGTTACGCCCACCTCCCATAGCCGGACGGCGCCGCCGGCATTCAGTGCGGCCAGCTCCACAGCATCTGGGCTCCAGTACGACACCACGGCGGGCAGATCGCCCCCGTGCGTGTGCGTGATCGGCAATGATTTGCGCCTGATTTGACTAAGTGTAGCTTTTCTGTAATATCCCTTGAACTAGCCCCCTACCGTCCTTACACTAGGTGCTGACCAACCACACACAGCAACCAAGGAGTCGTAATGAAAAACACAAAAACAATAGCAAGCTTTAGTGTCGAAAACCCAACGAAGGAAGTTATTACAATTCACAAGTTGGTGGCACTCAGACACCATATCGATAGCATGGGAATCGAGCGTAAGAAAGGTTCGATTCGATTTGAAGACAACACGGGGTGGACTGCGATAGACCTTAAATCGGGCAAGTTCGAGCTCGTAGATAGAGAGCGGGACCGCGGAATCTGGCGCCGCGTGTAAGTGTCCACTATTTTATGGGTATCGGTATCAGTGTACCTAGGGCGTCCACACTAACTCTAATTTTGTAGCGGCCCTACGTGCACGGAGCAAGCTCATGGTAATTGCACGAAGTCATTTACAGCTCCGGCGCCGACCACCGACGCGATGGCGCGGTTCGTGGCGGCATGGCGTGGTCGGTGCCGCACAGGATCAGCATGATGGCAAGCATGCTCATGCGGTCATATCGAAGCTGAACATGCAACACCTCAAATAAAAAGCCGCCAGAACCTTGATGTGGCCGGCGGCGAAACCCGGCGAGCCGGGCAAGGAGAACTGGAGTGGGCGACAGGAATCGAACCCGCGTAGAAAGCTTGGAAGGCTTCCGCCCTACCATTGAGCTACGCCCGCGCGTTGATCGCGTCACGATTGAAAACTTACCGTTAAGTTAATTTTTTGCAATATTGACAGAAGCGCATACAATACAGCCCGAAACGCCTCCCCGCCCCTGAGGACGGCTTCATTTTTGGAGCTGATGTGAACAAATCATTTTTGCCTGCGTACGTTTTCCGCTACACAGAACGTACTCAAGCTTCTTTCTTCGCAGCCAGGCAGTCTGTCGGCCTGCGCTATCCCATCGATGTGCAAAATTCGGCACCGCCGTTTGATTGCAAGTGCGTCCAAGCCTGGGCTTCGAACACGAACGACAAGCTGTGCTTCGAAAATGGCAGCGCCGGCTCCGTTGTATCGATCCACTATGACGATGTATTAGCGCATATGGCGAAGGTAATCATGCGATGCAGTTACGAAACAGTTTCATTAGCATAGAAAAAGCCACCTCAAGGGTGGCTCCAACGAATTTACGGCTGCCAAGTTCGGGTCAAATCCGCTTTGTAAACTTCAAATACACCAGAGTGCCACCTGCATATGCGCATAGACCAAACCAAAATTTCGTTTTTAGGAGCAGCCACAATGAATCGATAGGGCTATCCGCAATATCGAAACCGTACTTTGGAGTAGGCTCATAATACAGACTCTTAAGTTCAGGAAAAAGAAGTACTAAAAACACAACAACAGCTAAGCCCAAGTTAACACGGGTTCGCACATTCCATGCGCCACACGAAAGATTCATTGCAAGCGCCATCAAAAAACAAAACACTACACCCTTCATTACCGGGCCGGCTAATGAGTTTAGGCAATCGAAGAATCCCATATGTACACGCCAAAAAAGTTAGACCTCAAGAATCAACTATTACATTTGAGCAACCTATTGTCAATGGTTTATGGTAGCGCTGTTCCGTAAATAAAAAGGCCCGCATAGCGGGCTTAGTATTTTGCTCCCATGACTAAAACGCATGGTGAGCGGAAAATTCAAGGCGTGCAGGTACGGCGCTGGGTCCGGGTACTGTCGCGAGTTCCAGCTATCGGTGGCGCGATGCGCACATTACGATTTCCGGAAGAATTTTCTTGAACTGAGGTCTAAAGTATACCTCAGAAATACTGTTTGTAAACACAGGCTTAAAGAAAACTTGCGCTACATGTCTCCGCCGCGTAACAGGCCGCCTGCCCTGCCGGAATGGCTGTCGTAAATGGCGCTCAGTTCGCTGACCATGTCCTTGACGCGCTCCAGCTCCAGGCCGGCCACGCCGTACACTGGCGCCACACCGGTTCCTTTGCAGGATGTGCACTGCCCATTCCCCAGCAGCACCTTGACGCCGGTACCGCTGCAGCCCTTGCACTTGCCGTCGAGCCATTGCGCCAGCGACTTCTCGGCCACACGCCGATACAGCGCCTGCGCCGACTGCGCATCCCAGGCCGTGTTTTCCGGCAGCCAGCGGCGCGCGCGGGCGCGCTTGATCACCTCAGCAGTCCAGATGCGAAGCAGCTGCGCCAGGTTCTGCTGGTTGCCTTCGAACATGCGATTGAGCGTGCCGTCGGCGTACTTCACGCGGCACAGCAGCGCGCCGATATCGCCGGCCAGCGCCGCGGCGGCCAGCGGGTCCGTCTGGTGGTGCTGCGCGTCGTCCATCAGATTGCTCGATCCTATCGCTGCGATGTAGCGTTCTGTAAAGCCCATATACGATGTCCTCAAAAAGAACGTTAAGATAACTACGAAAAGAAAAGCGTTGACAAAGCTGCTTCTCGACATTCACGCAATAAATAATTAAAAAATAATCTACCAATTGTGACAATTCGAGTGTTTTTACGCTTTACAACAATTGATAATAACAAAAGGGGCATTTCTAAAACTCAAAAATGGGAAGCGTATGTACCTGAGAAATGTAGCAGTTCTTGTGTTGGTATTATTCTGTATCTTCAAACATTCCGCTAGTGAGGCCGCCGAACTGAACCAAGTCGTTGACAAGCGCGCTGTTTGGCACTTGGATGCGGGTCGAGTGATAGTAAAGCAAACTATTCAGGGAAGAACTCACTATACTTATGATGAAAATAATGTCTTACAGACTCAAACTGACTCATTTGGGGTGATAGGAAATTACAAATATGACGATTCAGGTCGCCTAAAGCTGATTGAATTTTCTAATGGTAAAACTGTAGTTTTAGTCTACAGCCGTCAGGCGGGCCTGGAAGAACTCACTACCGATAAGAAGCGCGTTCGAGTTTTGGCTGATAAGAAAGGTGCGCGATCCATTCGGACAATAGACACCCCCTCTTCTGTGGCTTTTCAGAAATCTGTTGACATAGCCTACACAGATTCGGACTGTCAAAGTGCAGATGACAATGGGTGTACAGTGTTCGTTCCGGGCCATCGAGATGAAGATGAGGAAGGTGGCGGTGGCGGTGGCGGTGGCGGTATAGGTGTGGGCGCCGGTGGAGGCAGCGGAAGTGCCGAACTTCCAAGAGCCCCAACTACTTCGCCAAAACCCATGACGCCGTTACAATGCAAAGCACAACTATGCGATGCTGCAGACAACTACTTCATGACGTACTGCAGCACCGAGACCAATCCAAGGAACAACGCTCTATGCAAGAGTAAAGCATCTGATTATTACGCTAACTGTTTACGTTCTTGTGACACAGGCGATTGGCGCTGGTTAGACGATTGGAATTATTACTATCGATAATGCAAAACGAGCGACCCGCCCCTCTCAGGTCGCTCGTACAAATTTAACAATAATGGAGTGATAATGAAAACTACTGATCCTAAATTTATCGTTGAGGATTCTCTGGTACGAGTAGCCCCTGATGGTTCAGAATCGACTATTACCGCTCGGGTGGGCACGCCGTTCCTTTTCGAAAACAGTTGGTATTGTGCAGCAGAACTAGAAGGTATTGATGGCAGGTATCAAGATAGGTCCGGGCTTAACGCCACGCAAGCACTAAGCCTCGCTCTAAGCTTAATCCAGCAGCGCCTGACGCACTTGATAGAAGATGGAAATGTTCTGTATTTACCTTCGGACCGGGAAATCAATATTGATAGTACTTTTCTCAGTGCAATATTTGCTCGATAACAAAAATGTATAGCTTTCCCTGGAAATCATAATATTTGCAAATCGCTTTGGTAATGTTAGCACCGTCTATCTTGGCAGACGCCAGAATGGGCAAGATAACTACCAAGATGAGGAAAGTGATCAAGTGCTATTGTTGGTACTTTGCCCGGGCTGTCTAAGTTGCTCTTTCTTTAACTGAAGCCGAAATGATCGCCAATGTGCTACTTCCTCGGCTTCTTGTTCGCAGCCATCAGAACTCCTCCACTTTCCAGCCGCCGCCCGCCTTCTTCGGCAGCACCTGGACGGCAACGAAGCGCAGCGGGTACATGTCAGCCGCGATCTTGATCTTCGCGCGCGCGTCATCTTGCCAGTGCCCTTTCACTTCGTGCGCCTCCAGCGCGCCGTCGGCAAGTTGCACGGCGAAATCCGGGGTGTAAAAAGTGTTGTCAGCCAAGCGGAATTTCAGCCCTTCGAACTTGTACCAGGCCACTTCGCCAGCGGCCTTGCGCAGCTCCAGCGTCCTGGCATAGGCCGCCTCAGTCTGGTTCATGGCGCCGACCTTGAGGCGGCCCAGCGCTTGCAAGCCACGGGCCATCATTTCGCTTTCTCCAGGCGATGAGTGACCGCCTTGACGATTGCGGCTCGCGCCGCCGCATCCCTGTCCGAATAGCGCCGGTACCACTCTAGGAAGCCGCTGGCATCGACGCCGGCAGACATCGGCATCAGCCGGATCTCGAACTGCACAAGCAGCGGCGCGGCTGCGGCCCAGTCGCCCATCCAGTCCGGCACCATGGCTTGGCCGCGACTTGCGGCGGCGCCCGCCGGCGGCGTGCCGACCAGGGCACCGCCCACTTCGATCAGGTTGGACCAGCCCAGCAGCTCGGCCAGGCGTTTGTTTGCTGCGATTTTGTTTTCTTGATTTTTCATTTAAAGCCTTTTAAGCCGTTTTTTCTGATGGGTACGTCACTTCCGTAGCGGCCATGGCCCTTGCGCAGTGCGGCGGTGCCTCTGGCAAATCCTGAGCGGCATTCGCGCTTGCCGGGCCAGCTGCATTTCTGCCGCCGGCCAGGTAAAGCTGGACACGTTCGGCAGTCGACCGCTTGAATTCCTCGTCCGCCAGGCGTTGCTGCTCGACGCCCTCCAAGCGCGCTGCCTCCTTCGCCGCAGCACCGTCAGCAATCATTTTTTTGATCGCGGCAAGTTGCGCGCGCGCGGCATCGTCCGGTGTCTGGTCCTGCTTGCCCTGCAGCAGGCCCGCCACAGCCGGTGCCGGCAGCAGCCCTGCCCTCACCGCATTGCCCAGCACCTCGACGTGGCGCGTCTTGTCCCAGCCCACGGATGCCAGCCACTCGGCCGGGCGCCGGTCCAGGCGCGCAGCGGCAACGATGCGCTCGTATGCCTCCAGGAACGGCTTGCGCGCGCTAATGGCGCCGCTGGAGTCGAGCACAGGCCTGCAGATCCGGAACGCCTCGGCGATCTCGGTGGTCCAGACCACGCTGGCCATTTCGTCCTGGCTGGTCAAAGCGATGGCCCAGGCTTCTTCCGCACCTGGCCGGCCGTCCATGAGCTTGCAGCGCTTGGCGATGCCCGCCGGTACAGGCGCAAATTCGCCGTTCTCATCGCGATAGGCCTGCATGGCAGCCGCCACCGTGCGCAGCGGATAGGGTTCAAGGTTGGCTAGCCAGGCGCGGGACATGGCAGGCTCCGGGAGCGACTTGCCGTAGGCCGCCAGCATCTCGGCCAGCAGCTGCATGAAGCGTGGCGTGTCGGCGGCGTTCATGCGGGCACCATGTCGATGATGTCGCCGGCTGGCGCGGAAGCGCCCATCAACTCCCGCATGACCCGCTCATTCGTCTGCTCGATCGACTCATTGCCGGCGCTGGCGCGAGCCTGACCTGCGTCGTTGCGGATGAAGCGGTCGATGTGGTCCGCGTCGCGCAGGATCAGGCCCAGGCCGTTGTACTTCGTTTTGCTGTCGTTCTGGCCCATGTTGTGCGGCGTTTTCGAGCAGCCACGGATGGCTTTGCAAATGTCAGCCGGTGAGTAGCCCTTGAGCGCCTTGACGATCAGGCGCTTGCGTTTTTCGTCCAGAACCGACTTGGGCGAGTCCATGACTTTTTGCCAGAACGCGAAGATCGTCGTCACGGGGTCGAGCTGGGTTTGCTCGACAAGAGTCTCCTTCCCTTCCTGTTCCCCTTCCCTTCCTTTCCCTTCCTTTCCCTTCCCTTCCACTTGAGCATGCTTAAGGGGCGTGACTGTCGCGTCATCCACGCGTGCCGCACGCGTCGAAGTCATTGATATATATAGGGATTCGTCCGGTGCGGGCAATTCTGAGTCAGATTCACGGTTATTTATGACTTGGTGCTTGGAAAATGTCGGAATAAAGCCGAAAAACTCGCCTTCGACCTCATATTTGACAACAAATCCACGCGTCATCAACGCGTCAAGCACGCGTGAAAAATCGAGCTCGTCGTATGGCAGAATGTCGAGCTTTAGCGCGCGCGGGCGCCACTTAAAGCGCCCTTCCTTGTCGCAGCAGGTGAACAGGCCCATAAAGGCCGTGCGAATAGGCAGGCCAGTCTCCTTTTCCAGGTCGAACAGATCCTCGTGCTTAAACAGCTCCGGTTTTACAGTACGAATGCGGCCCATTAGCGAGCCTCCTGTGTGCGCGCCGCGCCGAACAGCGCAGCTACCAGCGGATCGCCCACGGCGCCCGCCTTACGGATCCAGTACTTGCTGCGCCAGCGCGCCTTCATCGAGTCCCAGCGGCCGTCCTGCTTGGCTTTGGCCTCGAAGCGCAGGCGGATCCGGCTCTTGGTCAGGTTCTTCAGCTTGCATGGCGCGTCAGGCAAGTCGCCTACGGCATAAACGGCCATGGCGGCGCCAGCGCGCGGGTACGGCCGCCAGCCGGCGATACAGATCTTGCGGCCGCCGTGCAGCAGGCGCACGCACCGCAGCACGGCCGCTTGGCTGACGCCTGACTTGATGACTATATCGGCTTTGGTGCCGGGCATGGCGCCCAGCACGAATTCACGGAAGTTAATGCGCGTCATGTGTGTTCCATATTTTGTTTTTGGTCGTTGGGGACTGAAGCGAGCAGACCCATTGACCGTAAAATTTCGTGAGTGGCACCGACGGCCGCGCGAAAGGCAGCCTCCAGGCCGGCCAGCGACAGATCAGCCGGGCGCGGGCGCCGGCCGTCGAGCACGTCGTGGCAGGCGCTGCAGCCGAACGCGGCGGCCGTGTCTGGCGCCTTCAGGCCCACGCCCTTCCCGTCTGCCAGGAAGTTCGAATGGCAGAGCACGGTGGTGTCAGGGTCGAAGTTACAGACGGCCAAACGCAGCGTGCAGTCCTGGCCACGCGCGGAACGCCGGATCGCCGTCGAGACCGGGCCTTTCGACTTCAAGCCGACCTTGCGCTTCGGCGCAGTGCGCTGGAACGCCTGCACGGAGAGCATGCCGGTGCTGGGCATGGGCGAGGTGCGTTTGAATGGACTGCCTGCCAGCGGCTTACCTGGATTCATGGGTGAGCGCTTCATTTCCACCTCCTGAGAGCGGGCCAAGTTTTAGAGCAATCGGGAAAGACGTTATGATGCTGGCTTCCTGCAACAAAAATACACTTCAAATAACAATGGAAAATCCCGACACAACGCAAACTCAAGAATGGATCATTGCCGGCGTAATTGTTGTTACCTCTATTTTTATTCTTACTGGCCTTATTTTTGCAATTTTTAAGCAAGGCTTTCAATCCAGCGAAGCCGCAGGATGGACCCAGGCACTCGGTTCGTTCGCAGCTATTGTTGCTGCGGTATGGCTTTCGAGAATGCAAGAACGAAAATTGAAGAACGATGCGTTGGTAACTGCTCAAGTCATTGGAGCAAGTATGGTTTTCCAACTTGCTCAAGTAGTCAGCAATACACAGAAGTCTTTGGAATGGTTCGATCAGGTAGGACGGGCCGATGGCGACTATCGTGAATTTGAAAAGCATCTTGTCATTTTGGAATCTCAGCCACAATGGAAAGCAGAAGACTTGGCAAAACTGACTCCACTGCCGAATAACTGCGCATACAAGATGGCTGCGGGCATAGATCGTATCAACACTGCCATTGGATTGATCAAGGAGGCAAGAGCCAATGACGGTATTAGGACAGATAATTTCCTTCGAATGCAATATGCTGGGAAGATAGCAAGTGCACTTAACGAAGGTACGCTGTGTTTCGAGATTGCTGCACAGCGTATCCAAGCTGCTGTCCATAAATTTACAAGCCCATATAATGGCTAAAATAGAATATGATTTAGCTCGATTCGCTGGAAGATAACAAAAAAATATACTTACTTTTTTGGCGCAAGTTGGATGACCTTTCATTAAAATAAGGGGAGTGCTATGACTTTCAATATCGAAGAATTTCGGACTGCATACAAGTCGTGGAAAGCTGCCACTGAGCGATACGATGAGCACATCGAAAAAATGATCGCTGGCGCCGCCACGATGGATGCAGAAATGGAGGCAATCATCGATGATCTGAAGGTAAAGCACGCGGAATTTATGCGCGCAGGGACACCCGTAATTCGATGATTTATTCAGTGCCATGCAACTATTTCGCTCATGTGGCTGGAAAAAAACGCTTCGTAGTCTGATGTCGAATGGACGCATCAAAATGCCTATTTGCATGGAGCTCTCGATCATCACTCGCATAATCCATATGCGGAACTGCACGCCGTCGACTCATCCAACGCTGTGAGCAGTGAAAATTGTTTGCCGCCTCGGCTGGTCTTCGACCACTCGACCACCGATTCGATGGTTGAAGCTTGGCCGGCATGCGCCTTGGTACCCATGTGAAAGAAGGACACTGGCGAGCGCGGCCGGCACACTTCCGACACCAGAGCCTCCCATTCGGCAATTCGAGCGATGTGCTGGGGAAACCGGCGTGACACTTCGTGCAGCTCCCCTTTGCTGCAATTGATGCAAGGCATGCAGCCGACGCGCGACATTCCTTGCTTGTAGAGCGGATTGGGCTCGATGCCTGCCAGCCGATGGGCCTCGAAAACGTCGCCGACGTTCCACCGCAAGATTGGCCGGTACGTGAAAAGTCCGCCGCCAACTACCTCGAAGTGCTTGACGCATGCGCCAGTACCCTGCAACCGCTCCCGGCGCGATTGGCTTTCGTCGATCCGTACGCCTTGCCAGGACCAGATCGCATCGCACTCACGATCGATCAATTCCATAGCGAACTCCGTCAAGGGTTTGGTCTTGAGGTATTCCGTGCAGAACTGCCGTTTGCGCGAAGGGAAGCCGCCCCGCACCATGCAAAGGTCCAGGTATGGGTTTCCAGATGGGTGTAGCAGCTCAAGCGCACGCTGCGCGGCCTTGGCCGTCCAGTGATACATGAACTTGCGCTTCCCATACACGGCAGACTCTGGTTCGCCGGCCGCGATGCGCGCCAGATTGGCGCGCTTAGTGGCGAATTCATCAGCGAAATCAGCACGCACCACGTCGACCTTGATGCCAAGGGCCACAGGCAAGTAGTTCAGTGCATATTCCAGCGTGCTCTCGTGCTCATTGCCGGTATCGGCCATGACGAAACGGCACGCAGCTATACCGTGCAGCTCGAGCGCGAGAATTGCGGTTGCGGTGCTGTCCTTGCCGCCAGAAAGTGAAATCAAGTGGATCAGGCTCATGATAAGATTTCCTTTTGACAAGGAAATTTATGCTGAATTGGCTGACCTGGTTTAGATGGGCAACTTTGATGATTGCCTTGGGCGCAATGTCTTACTACGGATACCGTGCCGTTCCTTGGTCCTATATGGACGCTACTTTGTCGGCATACTGGGTCGCTGCAATTGGCACGACGGGAACTTTGATCGGCACCATCGCGCTTGCATCGTCCGAAGCGCGGACTCGCCAGCGAGAAAGAATGACGTTGGCCGTGATTCAAGCGGCACATTGCCAACATAAAATGCAAGCAATGCTCCTGGGGTTGGAGCGGATCGCTGAATTGCTCGGTCCTTCCACCAAAAAGAAAATTCCCATAGATAACGTGCTCAACTCCATCAATGAAATCGACTCGATTGTATTTATTGACAATCAAGAGCTTGCTACCCTTGTGCCACTGAAAGGGCATTGCGCAATGAAAATTGCCGGCGTCCAAAATGCATTGAGCAACTTGAGAAAGCATATTTTGGACATAGACACTGTTCGGCCTGCGAGCGACGATGAGGATCAATCCATAGGTCTTGATATTGACGCCACGTATTTTGCAGCGGCAATTGCGAAGAAGCAGGTTGAGCGACTTTGGGAGGTTATGCACACCTTTAAAGAATCCATCTACACTTAACAACTGGTTTTCACCTTTATTGAGGACATCGACTTGGTTCATGGCTGACTCCCAGCGCTATTGATCACCTGGCGCGCGACACGCGCTGCATACGCCTCTAGCATAGTGTCCGCCTTACCACCCAGTGCGGCGCGGAAGCGTGCCTTGTACGCGTCGCAGCCGGTAAGCGTAGCGGCCGTCCAGCCGGCCTCAAACTTGTTGATGATCGACACGGCCAGGCCGCGTTCGATCAGACTGTCTCGCGCAGATTTGCTCGGCTCGTAACCATGCGATAAAGGGCCGCATTCGATGAGAGCGACAAGGGTGTCGACCTCGGCGCCAGTAAGGGTCAATTCGCTCACGATGCATCCTCCATCGCGCGCTTGATGCCAGCGGCATTGAGGCCGGTAGCCTTGCAACCCAGGCGAGTAGCGTGAAAGTAGGTCATTTCGTTAGCTGCACGGCCGGCCGTGGCCAGGCCTGCGACCACCAGGCGCCGCATTGCCTCGTGCTGCTGGCCGCTGCCGGCGGCGAAGTAGTTGCGCCAGCCCCACTTCGATTTCGGGTATTGCTGCACGGCGCCCAGCATGTGCTGCAGCTTGGCGAAGTCGCCAGGCATGATTGCGTCGCGGACGGCGGCCAGCGCGCATGCGGCACATTTGTCGTGCTGAACCAGCTGCTTGGCGCTGCTGGCCTTGCCGCAGGCGCACACCTTGCGGATTAGCGAATAGGCCGGCGTCGACTGGTTCGCCAAGTGATGACGGGCAATTTGAGCGCGATTGGTGATCATGTTATTCTAGACTTTCTAACAAGGGAGGCAAGATGAAATACATATGCGATACGAAGCATGGAACGGCGATAATTTCACCAAGACCAGGCTTCATTCCCCTCAGCGTCCTGATTGATTGGGGGCATCCTGGCCCTACGAGGCAAGTCGAATACGTTCTTAAGAGCCCCTCAACGACCGGAGCGGTCAGGAATGTCGAAGGCGAAACAATCGCAAAAGTGGCGATTGCCCATTTCCACCGCACCGAACTACCTCGTGAGACCACGCTGCACTTCAATATGGAAGATCTGGAGCCATCGGGAGAGCTGGTGCTTGTGCCAATAGATTGATTTGTCAGTGACATCACGCGACCCTCGCAATCTCGCGCTCATGCGCGAAGTTGGCGCGCAGCAGCATCAATCCGGCGGCCAAGCCAGGCAACATTTGACACGGCCCAGCTGTTGCCGATGGCCTTGTAGCGCGGGCCGTCAGCCGCAGCGCGTGCGACTTGGTCGCGTGACATCACCCCGCCGCGCATCAGGTATTTGATCCAGTCCTGGTCGAGCTTTTCGGGCCGGATCTTGCGGCCGAACGGAATGAGCGTGTAGTCGTCAGGGAAATCCTGCAGGCGCTCGCACTCACGGGGCGTGAGGCGGCGGACTGCCATGCCAGGCGCAACATACGTTGTTTGCTTCATGCCGGGCTGTGCCGACAATGCTCCCGAAATTTCTCCGTCACCGCCCATTAAGCGGACTTCATCCCGAGTGTTCTGGCAAAATGCCATCGATGGCACAATCGGCTGGCCACGCCCCGTGCCATCCTCGCTCGCATCGAATCCCTCGGCCTTAAGGGTGTGCATGACGTCACCGGTAATGCAGACCGCCAGCTGACCGCCGGCGTTCGCATGGCTTCCCTGATGCCCCATAGCGCGCATTGTCGGGGCCAGCTCAACGGTCGCGTCGGCGCCGTGGTCTTTGCAGCTGAAGGCGACGGCTTGCACCTCTGCGCGCGCTTCCAGCGTGTAGGCGATATGTTCCTGCACTCCCACGCCATCGGGACCGCTGTTCGGGTTCATGCGCAGTGCGCCAGCCTGGGGGGCATAACTGACGGCCTGCGCCACGCCGTGCTGCGACCCGTTGTCGAGCGTGTACATCGGCGCATCGGCGTCACCTATACCCAGACCGTTTTGACCTTTGCCGCGCGTAGCATTCTGGACAGGATAGGCAATCGGTTGCACCAGAAACGTTTCGTTATCAAGATCGTAGCGCCCACCTGGGTGCGCGGTAAGAGCTGTACCTACTTCGGTCGGATTGCAATTTTTTCCACCACCGAATGCTTGGGTGGTGGCCCCCCGGATTTCCTCCCATCCGGCATCAGGGCAACTGTAGTCAGCGCCTGCGACAACTGCTCCGGCAGCGTCTTGCCCCGCTTGTCGGCTCGGCGCAGTATCCCGGCGCACGCCGTCGAACTCAAAAAGTACCTGTGCGGGATCGAACCCTTCTCCAGCACTTGCGATAACGAACACACGACGGCGTCGTTGGGCCACTCCGAAATATTGGGCGTCGAGGATCCTCCACGCGACTGTTCTTTTGGGGCCATACACACAACCAGCGTTCGCCCATTTACCCCCTGGCGGTTCGATAGGATCATCTTCGCCGGCAAGGCCAGCAAGGAAGCAGCCGAAGGCATTGTCTTTTGTGGAGAGGACTCCGGGAACGTTTTCCCAAAAGACGACGGTTGGAAGAAGTCCAGCTGCAGCACGTCGCGCGTCAATTTCATCTGCAATCTCGCAAAAAACAAGGGAAAGGTTGCCGCGCTCGTCATCGAGCGAGTTGCGCAGGCCCGCAATCGAGAACGCTTGGCACGGAGTGCCTCCGCAAAAAACGTCGGGTGCCGGCACGAAGCCGTCGCGGATCAGGGCTGCGACCTTGGTCATGTCGCCCAGGTTTGGTACGTCCGGATAGTGGTGCGCCAGTACGGCGCAAGGAAAAGGCTCGATCTCAGCCAACCAGGCGGCGCGCCAGCCGAGTGGGCCCCAGGCGACGCTGGCGGCTTCGAGGCCGCTGCAAACCGAGCCGAAGGAGATAGGCATGTTGAAGGAATCACGCTTCATGCTAAGATTCCTTTCAAACAACTTTCGGCAAGCGCATGAAATACCCCTACCTCACCGTCGCACTTCTGGGAATTTTTGGAGTCGTTGACATAGTCATACTTGGCAATCACTATCAGCTCACGAAGTCCGATTGGTCCGGTTGGGTGCAGGCCATAGGTTCGATTGCCGCATTGGGAGTAGCGATTTTTGTGATGAGTAGGCAAAATGCACACTCCGCTAAACTTCTTGCTGAAGCTGACGTTCGGGTAATGGCGCGTCGGGCGGCAGCAGTTTCTGCTCTTGTTGTACGTGCAAGCGAACGATTGCAGGAGTGCACTACAAGCCTTACTCGCGCAGCCAATGCTGGTGACAACAGAAAATTTCATCTCACTTGGACTGTTGTTGGTCCAGCCCTGCGACAATGCAAAAGCACGTTGGAAATGGTTCCTGCTCATGAGCTGGGCGGCTACAAAATGGCGAACGGTCTTCATTGCATGATTGACTCGCTTCATCATTTCCTGCTTCTTGGCGAGGATTGGGAAAAAGAGACATTCCCCGCCTTTGACCCCACCTTTCAAATTGCATATTGCGAGGCGCATCGAGACGGAGGTATCGATGCACTCAATATCTTTAATCAGGGGGTCGAAGAGATTTCCAATTGATAATGATTTGACTTTCCAGCCCGCAGGTCCTCTGCTGGACGCGACAAATCGCCTTACGCGACAAACACTGGAGACAAAGTAGTCGGTATCGCGCTTCATGGGCGCACCTCGGCAGCTGGCCGGCGAACGACCACGACAGGCATGGCGCCCACCGTGCCACGAAAGTGTGGCGCGGCCACCTGGCCAGCCTGTTCGGGCTCGGCGCCCAGCAGCGCCGCGCGCGCAGCGTCTTTCAGCACGTAGCGAATACCCACCAGGCGAACATTGCCCTGGATGAAGCGCGAGAAGATCATGCGCAGGCGGTGCTCCATGCCCGCCTCTTCAATATCGAAGCCAGCGCGCTCGCAGATTTGGTAGAAGGTGCCAGGCCCGGCCAGCATCGCCTGCAGCAACGCGTACGAGCGGGAGCCTTGTTTCGGGAGCGTGATGCCAGAACGGCGGCGTTTCGTCTTATTTACGCCAAAAGTCGGGCGCGCGCGATCGTCAGCTTGGCCAGTCACAATGCCACCTCCGCCAAGACGGAATCGCGCCACTTCACTTGCTGGATGGGCGTGCCGCTCGAGTGCGCCTTGCCGGTGTCCGCCACGAAGGCATGGGCGCGCCCCTTCTCCGTCGGCACCCAATGGCCGGCGATGTTCTCTTGCAGGCCAGCCTGTACCAGCAGCTGGTTGAACGCTTTGCCGCTCTTGACGAAGCGGCTACCCAGCTCCGTCGGCGTGTAGTAAATCTCCTGGCTGGGCGTGGCCAGGTGCGTGCGCTCCATCAACTGCAGCATGTTGACGCCGGTCAGGGCGGCCGTGCCTTGGTTTGCGCTAATTGCTGCGGCATTCTTGTCGAGGCCGATCAGGCGCGCAATGCCGAAGATGGCGCGGAATTCCTTGGCGGGCGAGATTGCGCTGGGCTTCGGCGCAGCGACCGGCGCCGGGCCGGTGGCCACCGCGTCGAAGGTGCGGATGACTTCCAGGTGAAACTTGGGACTGATCCACATGGCGTAGGCGTAGACCAGCTCCTTGCAGACGTAGGTGCCTCCGTTGCGGCCCTGGGTGGTGAAGGTTGGCAAACTCTGCGCCGGCGCAGAGTTTATTTCCGCTTCCAGCTCCTGGATTTCCGGACGGCGGAAGAAGAATGCAGGCTGATGGCGACTTTCCGCGCCAGCAGCCTTGTGAAGGTCGTTGAGGCAAAAGCGGCCCTCATTATCGACCGCAATCAGCGTATTCGCTATCGTGATGCCTTTGTGTTGTACAATTCCGGTCATAAATTCTTTCGCGAATTTTTGTTGTTTCAAGGAAGCCCGCCTGCCAGCGGGCTTTTTTCATTTCTGGCCTTGCAGTTCCTGCAGCATTGCTTCGTAGTGCTGGCGCGTCCGCACGTGGCCGGGGTCGACCGGCAGCTCGCGCTCGACGTGCTCTTGCTGCTGGGCGCCCTGCTCGACCTGCGTCGGCGTGCCGCCTCCCGACTGCATGGTCGTCCAGGTCAAGCTGCCACCTCGGCGCGCGCGATGCGTTTGAGCTCGCGGATCGACACGTCGAAGACCTCGTGCATGCGGATAAGCAGCGAGGCGCCGATTGGCAGGCGGCCGTGGCGGATCTTCGAGATCACTGGCGGCGCCACTTCCAGCGCGCGGGCCAAGGCGGCGTCGTTCTTTGGGCCTTTGGCCAGCAGCGTGTCGAGCAGCTCGTTGTTGCCAGCAGCGTTGTCCAGCGAGCGATACGGCGTAATTGCAGTTGTTTGCGTCATGTCATATTCCTAATTGATGGTGATTAAAGTGGCTGTTTCCGGCCATGCGATGCTGTAGTTGTCGGATACGGATCCGTTATGGAGGCTCGCACCGCGGCACCTCGTATTTCTTCGCCACCCTGTCGGTGGCATCGCGCCATTTCTGGCGCGCTTCCTTGTGCGCGGCCTTCGCGCTTGCCTCGCCCTCCCCGTCCTTGGCGCCCTGCAGGTCTTTCTCGGCCTGGCGGTAGATCATCGAACGCTGGAAAACCAGCTCCTTTTCCTCGGTCGTGACCTCGGCTTGTTTATTCAATAGCTGCCTCCATGCCGTTAAACCCGCATCCGCACGACGCGCGGGACGACACCGAAGCACGGGCGCGATGCCGGCATAATCTGGGCCCTGTTATTTCCTGATCTGGGCCTAGCCCCGCTGGAAAACGGCGGCGTATCATTCCGTTTCGGCCTGGCGTCCAGGTGATTGCGGATGATCACGATCGTGCATTCGTTCAGCACGTCGCTGACGGTCTTGCGCATCGCAGTACATGCGGCTTGCAAGGCATCCTTGTTCTCGTCGGTGATGTAGCCCTTGACGAGCGCAGTGCGTTTTTGCTTCTGTTTCATGGTTTTCTCCTGGTGGTCGGTGTTACAGGGTTTGGGTACAGCGAAATGCAGGTCGGTGCGTGGTGCTGTTTTACGGTGGGCGCTCGCTTGCTGGCGATGCACACTCCTCGAGCGGCACGCCAGGCGGAAGCTGGTGCGGTTCGAGCAGCGGGATACGGACGATACCGGCCGCGGGGCGCGGCGGGTAAATGGGGACAAGGCGGATCATGGCTTGGCGCCCACGTCTTTGCGCGATTCGGTCTGCTGTATTGAGGCTTGGGTGGACTTGGCACTTAAACGCAATGCAGCGGCAAATATCTCAGGATGATCCAACCTCACCTTGGAGGGAATTCCCCGAACCGTCCAGTTTTGGACGCGCTGAACCCCGCCTTGCTTCGCATAGCCCAGCAGTTCGGCCAGCTTTGTTGGACCGCCAAGCTCTGTAATTTGCTTTTTGTCGTTGTTCATCGTGTATGAGTTCACTGGTGAAGATGAAAGCATTAAACACTATGTTTATAAACAAGTCAAACAAATTTAAACGTTGCGTGTAACACATTTTGTTTAGTTAACGGGAAAATCGCGCATGAACATACAGATGACCCGCCTCTACGAGGCAGCAGAAGCACTCAAAAATCTTCATAGTCAAGCGGAAGTCGCGCGCGCCCTGAACGTATCCGCCCAGGTGATAAACAACTGGGAAGCAAGAGGAATTTCAAAAGCTGGCCTGATAAATGCTCAAACAGTACTTGGCTGCTCAGCCAGTTGGCTGGAGAGTGGTGTTGGACCTATGTCCTTGACGACTATTGAACCTGCCAACGTGTCAGGTTCAATGCGTGTTGAACAGGCAGATCGAGACAATACCAATTTTGTTCATATCAAAAAAGTCAAGCTTCGTTTGTCTGCCGGGGTAACTGGCTTTCAAGCCGATCCGGAATTTGACGATGGAGGAACCATTCCCCTTGACCCTCGATGGATAGCAAAGCATAAATTCGTACCAAGCAAGCTAATAGCAATTAAGGTAAAAGGGGAAAGTATGGAGCCTTCTCTGCATGAAGGCGACATTGTCATTATCAACACAGAAGATCAGAAACCCGTGGACGGCGTTGTTTTTGCTGTAAATTATGAGGGTGAAGCTGTTGTAAAGAGATTATCACGCGACATTGGTGAATGGTGGCTAACTTCAGATAATGCAGACCAAAGAAAATATCATAGAAAAATGTGCCGAAATGGCGAGTGCATTATCATCGGTCGAGTAGTAAGACGTGAAGGAGATAAAATCTAGTTACTGCGATCTCAGGATTAGCCCACACCAAAATTAAATAATCTAAAATCACAACTGAAATCTTGATTATGAAAAAAGTAGTTTTTGCATTAGTAGTTCTAGGCGGATTCCATCATTGCCTGCAAGCGCAAGATGCGCCAAAATCAAAAGTAGCTGCCAAGAAGCAACAAGCGAAACAATCTAGCAAGACTGCGGAGGATTCAATCAATTACGATCCAAATCCCTTTGATATAAGCGTTGAATCGTTGCCAGCCAATTATCACGGCCACAGCTGCGCCGACATTGTAAGACCTCTCGGCAATATCAAGTTAGAGAAGGACGAATTCGAGAGTTCAAAGGCTTTCGCAGAGCGTATTGAGTTCGTCAAAGATAGCCCATTATATGGAAAACTTAAAGGAACGAGTACTCTCGCATTCTCACCGGCAAGGCCACTACTTTTACCAAAGTATGACGCCGACACCGAAACCATGACGGTTAAGATAGTTTCACACGGATCTCAATCAGTTCGTATTGGTGAAAGTTTTTACTCCTCAGCACCGATCATCAAAGATTTGTCTGATTCGAGAAGCTACGTGGCTGAAAATGGTTATGGAAAAAAAATTGAAGTAAATAGCTTTACTTATTTGGTTTGTGGCATCACGTTTTCCAACGTAAATTCTATAGCAAAGTCCACTCACATTCCCTCGGACTTTTCTTTTAAAGTTGCCCCCGAACTTGCCAGGGATAGCAAAGAAAACATTGGCATCCTATACATTACAAACCTTAGCGCACCATACATTGTGCGATACAGCGAATACATGAAAGCGACTATGGACAGCCCGACAGAGATCTCAATGTCAGGACCATCAATCGTAACTACCTTATCCCAAGTTTGGGTGTACAACACTAAGACTGGGAAGATTTTCGCGAAAGAGCCTTTGTAGACCACTCTCCCTTTTCCACATCTCAAGAAGCCCGCTACATGCGGGCTTTTTTTCGCCGTAAAATTTTGCGATTGAAGCAGTCAAGTTGGGTAGAGCAATCACAACTCTCCTACTCTCCCGACTCCACTAGCACACCTGTAGTTCGTCAGATCACACACCAGAACAGCAAAGCCCTCGTGAGCTCAACCAAACAAAAATCTCCATAAGTTAAACAAAACGTTTGACTCTGTTTATAAACATGGTGTTTAATACGCTTATCGAACAGCAACCATCGGAGCGAACCATGTCCCCAGCCGAACTGAAAGCCCTTGAAGCAGCCCTGATTGCCGCCGGCGAAGTATTGCCGGTGGTGCACGTCGAAGCGCGCGGGTAATTGCCATGAGCGCCCGTGACCACGACGCCGCCCAACTACAAGCCGAGCTGGCACAGCGCCATGCGCCGGACCCGCGTTTTCACTTCGACGTGACGATTCGTTTCACGGACGGCACGTACCGCAACAAGGTCCGCGCCCGCAACAAATGTGTGGCGCATGCCATGGCCCTGACGGATGCACGTATGGCCTCTCCCTGCAGCACCTTCTACGGCAAAGAGCTCGGCCACTTGGTCGAGCTGGCCAAACAAGATCAGCGGTCGCCCGCGCCGTAGTTCAAGGCGGGACAGGCCGGCGGGCCGGATAAATGCCCTGTGGGATCAGCATGCCCCGATTGATCTTCGTGAGGATCAGGCGCCCGGGGAAGCCCGGCGCCACAACCAACCTTAAAGGAAATAAAGCATGTCGAATTTCAAAAAAGATCAGAAGGTGAATGTGAAGGGTACGAAAACCGAGCCGCTGCCGCGCCCGGGCAAGTTCGTGAAGACGCACCCGGGCGCTCGCGGCGACTTCTTGGAGGTGCTGCTGGATGGCTCGACGCAAAGCCAGCGCTTCCGCCCTTCGCAGGTGACGGCAGCCTGATTTACCTGCGCGGCCTGTCGCCCAGGCCGCCGCCCCTGCCCTGCGCCAGGCGAGCGCAGGAACTACACAAAAGCGGCGGCGTGGATGGACACGCGCTGATGTTGCGCAGGCAGACGACACCCTCGGGACAGCGATGAATCCCGAACCAGGCTGGGCGCTCGCGAACCGCGACCTTCACCGAGTCGGTATCAAGCCCGACCCGCTTTTTTGTGGTGCCGCGATTCCTGGCGTACGCAGGAATGAAAGCCCCGGAGTGGCTCAGGGCCGGACAGCAAGGGCCGGAACTGGCCGAGTTCGATTCTCGGCAGGGGCGCCAGATCAAAACCAGAGGAGCAGCACATGAGCTACATCATCACCATCCGCACTGCCAGCACGGTACACAGCTTCGCCGCCATCGGCAACTTGGGTGCGCTGATCGACGCCGCCTACGACGACGGCGCCCTGGGCGTGACAGCGATGGTGCGCCCATGATCGCCCTCTTCCGCCGCATGCTGGCCGCCCACCGCCACTACCAGGCGCAGCACCAGCACCGCATGAACAAGATGCGCCTGGCCGGCGTGCGCCGCGAGCTGGCCGGCCTCGAAGAAATGCGGAAGGAACTGATCACCGCGCAGATCGAAGCCCTAATCGACCTGGATGCATCCGCCGCGCTCGTTCAGCGCCTGGGCCGCGCCCACCGGGAGGCGCAGTGGACGTCGTCAGCCAAGCCGTGATGGACGTGGCCAGCCAGGCCTTACGCAATTGGCATGCCGGACACGCCGTCGTCTACGCCGTCCGCCTGGCACTGTTGAAGGCAGAAATCATAAAACTCACAAGGAAAAAGTCATGAACGCAGTTACGCAAGACAGCAGCGCCGCGATGCAGGTTTCACAAAATGAGCAAGGCGAACTGCCGGTCGTGGCTACCAGCAGCGCCGCCCTGATCCTCGACAGTGCAAGCATGGACAGCATGATGCGCCTGGCCGACATCATGGCCAAAGGCCGCGCCACCATCCCGGAGCACCTGCGCGGTAGCCCGGCCGACTGCGCCGCCGTCATCATGCAGGCCATCCAGTGGCGCATGAATCCCTTCGCGGTGGCGCAGAAAACGCACTTGGTCAATGGCGCTCTGGGCTACGAGGCGCAGCTGGTCAATGCCGTGATCCAGTCGAGCGGTGTTACACGGGATCGCTTCAACTATGAGTGGTATGGCCCGTGGGAAAAGATCATCGGCAAGACGCGCGTCTGCAACGCGCCGGCCAAGGGCAAGCCCGGCGAGAACGGTTACAAAAAGGAGTACCAGTACCGCGTGCCGGACTACGACCTGAAGGAAGAAGAAGGTCTGGGCGTGCGCATATGGGCGACGTTACGCGGCGAGGCTGAGCCACGCGTGCTCGAGTTACTGCTGGTACAGGCCAGCGTGCGTAATTCCCCGCTGTGGGCGACGGACCCGAAACAGCAGCTGGCGTACCTGGCCGTGAAGCGCTGGACCCGCCTTTACTCCCCCGACGTAATCCTGGGCGTGTACACGCCGGACGAGCTGGACGAAGGCAACCGCGAGGCGCGCGACATCACACCAGCTGCGGCGGCTACAGATGACCGCACGATCGATCAGCTGCCGGAATGTACTGACGAGCTGTTCAAGCAAAAAACGCCGGAATGGCGCAAGACCATCCTGGACAAAAAGAAAACGCCGGCGCAGCTGATCGCCATGCTCAGCACCCGCGCAACCTTCACCGAAGCGCAAAAAATGACCATCGATAGCTGGTCGCACGAAAACGAGTAATCGCCACACCCAACAATAAAACGATTGAGGACACAACATGCAACGCGAAAACACACTCACCCGCGAAATCCACAACCTGCTGCAGGGCAGCGACGACTGGCACGCCTTCCGCTTCGACCATCACGGCGCCAGCGAGGCGGCCGCGATGCTGGGCATATCGAAGAAGGTAACCCGCAGCGAACTGGTGCGCATGAAGGCCACGGGCCTGGCCAAGGAATTCAGCGACTGGGTGCAGGAAAACATCCTGGACTACGGCCACGAAGTCGAAGCACTGGCGCGCCCGTTCGCCGAGCGCATCATCGGCGACGAGCTCTACCCGGCCACTCTGTCGCTGGGCCGCGAGAGCGCCTCTTGCGACGGCCTGAACATGGCGGAGACCATCGGCTTCGAGCACAAGCAGTGGAATGCCGAACTGGCCGCATCGGTCGGTGCCGGCGTGCTGCTGGAAGAGCATCAGCCGCAGGTCCAGCAACAGTTGCTGGTGACCGGCGCCGAGAAATGGCTCTTCATGACGTCCGATGGCACCGAGGAAAACATGGTCTGGATGTGGGTGTATCCGGACACCGCCTGGTTCGCACGTATCGTCGCCGGCTGGGAGCAGTTCGATATCGACGTCGCCAACTACACGCAGGTTGACATTGCCGAGAAGCCGGCCGCTGAACCGATCGCCGCCCTGCCCGCTCTGGTCGTCCAGACCGAAGGCAAGGTCGTCAGCAGCAATTTGGTAGCGTACAAGGCCGCCGCCGAGAAGTTCATTGCCAAGATCAACACCAAGCTGGAAACCGACGAGGACTTCGCCAATGCCGAAAACACCGTCAAGTATTGCGGCGAGGCGGAAGACAAGCTGGAACTGGCCAAGGCCGCCGCCCTGGCGCAGACCGCGACCATTGACGAAGTGATGCGCACGGTCGACCACATCAAGGCACAGTTCCGCGCCAAGCGCCTGGAACTGGAAAAGCTGGTAAAAACCCGCAAGGAACAGATCAAGGAAACTATCCTGAACGAAGGCCGGCACGCCTTCACTGCGCATATTACCGCGCTCGAGACCGAAATCACGCCGCTGCGCCTGCAGCAGCCCCAGCCGGATTTCGCAGGCGCCATGAAGAACAAACGCACCCTCGGCAGCCTGCGCGATGCCGTCAGTACCACGCTGGCCAACGCCAAGATTGCAGCCAACACACAAGCCGCTGACTACCGCGCCAAGCAGGCCTGGTGCCGCGAGCATGCCGCTACCTACGGTTTCCTGTTCATGGACATGGCCAACATCATCGGCAAGCCGATGGATGACTTCCAGCTGGTCATTACCAGCCGCATCGCCGATCACAAGCGCGCCGAGGAAGCGAAGGCCGAAGCCGAGCGCGCACGGATCCGCGAAGAGGAGCGCGTCAAGGCAGAAGAGGCAGCGGCCGAAACGATCCGCCAGGCCCAGATCGAATCTGAGCGGCTCGCGGCGGCAGCGGCCCAGGTTGAGCGCGAAAGCGCGGCAGCCAACACGCAGCGCCAGTTGGCCGAGCAAGCCTCGCAGCTCGCTGCCGAGCGCGCCGTCGAGCCGGTCGCCCAAGTAGCGACGCCCAAACCTACCGCGCCTATCACCGCGCGCCGCGCGCCGGCAGCCGCCGCACCGGCGCCGAGCCGCCCAGCGCCAGCACCTGACCTGCTCGACGCCGCTGCCGATGACCTCTACCCATCCGACAGCGACATCCTCGATGTGATGTTCGACCAGTTCGGCCTGATGGCGGCCGAGGCCATTGACCGCCTGGCCAAGTTCGACTTTGCTGCCGCGCGCGCCGGTCTGGTCGCCGAAGCCGCATAAACACCGCCCCGCCCACCACCTGGAGAAACCAATGAATACAGCAGTCGCAGCACCACAAATCACCCTGCAAGCCATTCAATCCTCGCAGATTGCCGCTATCGGCCACTGCCCGGCGACCGAGACCCTGGCCGTGCAGTTCTTCCGCAAGGGCGCGCCGGCGGACGTGTACCACTACGCCAACGTCACGGTAACCGAGTATGCCGCCTTCGCCTGCGCCGAATCCATCGGCAAGCACTTCTACGCGCACATCAAGCCGCATGCCGATAAGCACCCATACACGAACATGGGCACGCCGGCCGTCGAGCTGGCGCCGGTCAAGCTGAGCAAGGAGCTGCTGGCCGGCCTGCTGACGGGCCGCGAATACGGCAGCGAAATGGCGAAGGAAGAGGAGCAGCAGGCCAAGGCCGCCGGCCTGATCGTGATCTTCGGCGCCAGCGACGACCTGATGGAGTTCCGTGGCTTCGTGGACGACGAGCGCGGCGCGCCGACCATCGCTCTGCTCGACGCCAAGGGCTTGCTGCCGTTCCGCGAGGATATCCAGCACGACGACGATGCACTCAAGGACTATTTCGCCCGGGCACCGCAGGTGCGCGCCGTGGATGCCCTTTGGGCCAAGGAAGACGGCTACAGCTGGACTTACCGCACCGACGTGCCGCACGCCACCTTCGAAATCGTGGAAGACGGCGAGCCGTACTGCCGCGGCATCGTGATCGACGTTGTAGACCTGGGCGGTGCAGCGTGAGCAGCCGGGCCGAACGCCAGGCAAAGGCGACCGCGCAGCTCCAGGCCGCATGCGACAAGTTCAATGCCGCGCACCAGGTCGGCGCCGCCGTCAGCGTCGAACTGGACAGCGGCAAGGTCCGCAAGACGATCACTGTCAGCGAGGCGCAAGTGCTCAGCGGCCACACCGCCGTCATCTGGCTGGATGGCATCAGCGGATGCTATGACCTGGAACGCGTGACGGCGCTGCCGCCGGCCAGTACGGCCGAAGGATCGCCACCATGACGAAGCAAACCTACTTCCTCGTGCACGACGAGGCGCGGCGCCGAGCGGTTGAATTTGCCAAGAGCGCGCCGCCTGGCTGGATGGTGGTGTTTTCGGAGCCGAAGAAGAAGCGCGCCCAGGAAGAAAAGTACCACGCGATGATCGGCGAGATCGCCAAGCAGGTCGAGCACATCGGGCGCAAGTGGGATGCGGATGACATGAAGCGGCTGCTGGTGGACGAGTTTGCCGACGAAATGCGCCTGGCCGGCACGCCGCTGCACCACGACGGGCGCGTGACGCCCAGCTTCGACGGACGCCGGATCGTGCAGCTGGGCGTCCAAACCAGCGACTTCTACGTGAAGGAAGCCGCGCAATTCATTGAGTTTTTGTATGCCTTCGGTGCCGCGCGCGGCGTCGTGTTCTCAGAATAAGGAAGCGCCATGTTTTTCAAGAATCTCCAGATTTACCGCCTGCCCGCAAACTGGCCCATGAGCGCCTCGGAGCTGAACAGCATGCTCGAGCGCCAGGCCTTCACCCCCGCCACGAGCGCCGAGCTGCAGCGCCAAGGCTGGGCTGCGCCGCGCGGCGCCGGCGCACCGTTGGTGCACGCCGTGGGCGGCCAGTTCCTGCTGCAGCTGAAAACCGAGAAAAAGCTGCTGCCGTCGACCGTGGTCAACCAAGTTGCCGCCGCCCGCGCGCTGGAAATGGAAGAAGCCCAGGGCTTCGCGCCCGGCAAGAAAGCTATGAAGGAACTGAAAGAGCGCGTTACCGACGAGCTGCTGCCGCGCGCCTTCGCCATTCTCAGCACCACGGCCGTGTGGGTTGACCCGGTAAATGGCTGGCTGGTGGTAGACGCGGCCAGCCCGGCCAAGGCAGACGAAGTGGTAAAGCTGCTGCTGAAATCTGTCGACAAGCTCCCGCTGGAAAGCCTGCGCGTCATGCGCTCGCCGGTTGGCGCGATGACGGAATGGCTGAAGGTGGACGAATCCCCGGCAGGCTTCACGGTCGACCAGGACGCGATCATGCGCGCCACGGGCGAAAGCAAGGCCCAGGTGGCCTACAAGCGCCACACCCTGGAGGCGGACGATATCCGCCGCCACATCGCCGCCGGCAAGCAGTGCACGCTCCTGGCCATGACCTGGAGCGACAAGATCAGCTTCGTACTGGACGAGAGCCTGGCTATCAAATCGGTGAAGCCGCTGGAAATTATCAAGGAAAGCGCCACGCGCAACGACGACGAGCGCTTCGACAGCGATTTTGCGCTGATGACGGGCGAGCTGGCCAAGATGCTGGCCGATCTGGTCGAGGCCCTGGGCGGCGAAGCCGAGGAAGATGCGCGGCCGCCGGGCCCGGCCGTTGACGCGGCGCCGGCCAAAGGCCACGAACCAGTGCGCGAACAACGCGTGATGCTGAAACTAAACGGCCAGGCGCCCGGCACCGTGCCGCCAGGCGACGGCAGTGCGACCGACCCGATGTATGACCAGGCCGTCGAGTTGGTGCGCAGCCGGCAGCGCGCATCGATATCGCTGGTGCAGCGATATTTGGGTATTGGCTACAACCGAGCAGGCAACCTCCTGGAAGCCATGGAGGCGCTGGGTGTGGTGAGCGGCATGGCATCGAACGGCAATCGCACGGTGTTGGCTGCGCCAGGAGCGGCAGCATGAGCGCGCACACCCCTTGCATGCTGATGGTCGGAGAAACGCCCTTCGACAACGATGGCGCACCCGAAACCGTTATCGGCGGTACCGGCCAATTTGAAAATCACGCTATTGCAGTGGCCATCGACTTCAAGAACGCGCCCGGTATGCGCGAGGCCAACGCCCGGCGCATGGTCGCCTGCTGGAATGCACTCGACGGCTTGCATGACGATGCCCTTGGCGGCGGCTGGACGGCGGCCGGCATGAATGCTTATGCAAAAGGCCTGGAAGAAAAGCTGCGCGTGATGCACGACCTGCTCCTGGCGATAAAGAAACTGGACGACAGGAACGACATCGCAGACCACGACGAAGGTGTGCCGTGCACATCGGCCGAGTTTGATGAGGTGATGGCGAGCGTGTGCGAAGTCTTGAAAGGCGGAGCCACATGATCAACCGCCTCTACACCGTCAGCGCCACCCTGACGGCCGTCATTATGGCCACCAGCGAACGCGAAGCCGAAATCCGCTTTAAGTCGAACTTTGGCGAGATCAAAGACCAGCCCATCGACGCGGTGGCCGACGAGGAAATTCGAACAGAGCGCGACCTTCCGGACGACTGGACCGTCGATTGCCTGCCGTATGGTCCGCGCGACAACGCGCTGACCATTGGAGAATTCCTGGACGTGCTGCCGCCGGCTGCGGTACGCGATACGAAAACAGTTGATATGTTTACGGCCGCACCGGCCGCTGGAGAAAAAGCATGAAAGAGCGCCCAATACTCATGAACGGTGCCATGGTGCGCGCTGTGCTCGACGGCAGCAAGACGCAGACGCGCCGAATCATGAAGCCTCAGCCGGAACCAGTGCCGCATCGCCCAGGTGATTACCAATGGTCTTGCAACGCGTTCCAGTCGATGGTGAGCGTTGGGGATACACGTGCTCCTGGCGCCCACGGCATGGCCGGCGATGCATGCCCCCATGGCGGGCATGGAGATCACCTGTGGGTGCGTGAGACGTTCGGCTATGTCTCCCCTGACGAACACCAGCGTCCGCTGCCCGAATGCAGCATCGAGTATCGCGCAGATCTGCCGGCGGGCAACACCGACCGCCCTAGCGGCTGGCCGGCGACCGAATGTGTTGGCGATCCTGCGCGTCCGCGATGGCGCCCAAGCATCCACATGCCTCGTGCGGCGAGCCGGATCCTGCTGGAGATCGTGTCGGTGCGTGTCGAGCGCCTGAATGACTGCAGCGACGCCGACGCACGCGCCGAAGGCACGCCTGGTGGCCATGGCGTCATTCCGAGTTACAACTACCACGCGACACCGAGCGAGCACTTCAGCCACCTGTGGGAATCCATCAACGGCGCCGGCAGCTGGGCAGCCAACCCGTGGGTTTGGGTGATCGAGTTCAAGCGGGTGGCGACATGAGGCCGTTGCTTGCCTATGAAGTGCGCGAGCCTAACGAGGGGCACTGCGTTATCCGCTTTGCCACCAGCAGCGCCGCCGCGCGTCGCGAAGGGGCCAACGAGCTGGACTGCGGCTTTAACGAGGTCGAGCACTGCCAGCGGAAGCCGCAGTTTGACCAGTACGCACCTGGTCCGGTGCCACATGCGGTGCTGATCGAGCATGGCTGGTGGTTCGAGTGCCACCACTGCAGCCGGCGCGTCAGCGAAGAGATGCAGCAGGACGCCGAGGACGAAGGTGAGGAGCACAAGCACCTGGAAGTCATCACGGACGGCGATGCCGTCTACTGCAGCCAGGGCTGCGTGATGGGGGGGTTTGTCGAACGGCGCGCCCAAAAGGCTGCACAAGCGGCCCTGATTGAATTCTTCTCGCTCATGTACCCGGACTGCACAATCGGAAGCATTTGGGTAAGCCGCGCGCCACTGCAGGGGCCTGACAGGCTGGGCCACGCCCAGGCGCTCCTCTACTTCAAGTTTCCAGGTGCGCAGCACGACGCGACTTTTACGTTCGGCGAAGACTGCATGCGCATCTCGCCTGATGACAGGCCAGCTTTCTACGCTTGGCGCGACATCAAGATGCCCGCCACGGAGGCAGTATGACCGACGGCAACGAAGTGCCGAACAGCGAGCGCAGCCCCGGTGCCGCGTGCATGGCGGCGGCCCTGATCCTGATTTACGTGGCGGCCACCCTCGCGGGCGTCTTGGCCGCGACAACCTGAAAGGTAAATATGAAAACACTAATCGAAGCCGTGCAAGTCGAGCGCCGTGAGGATGGCAGCTACTTCCACCCTGCCCTGGTTAACTCGCCAGACGATGACAGCGCCGTAGCTTTCAGCGGCTGGTTGGCGGAATGCGGCGTCGAAGTCACCCGCGTCTGGATGGAGATCGATGCCGCACTGCTTTGCGGGCGCTACATGGACGACGATACCGACGCACTGAAGGAGTGGCAGCCCACCACGCCAGCCGGCGCAGACTGGTTCCTGCTGGCCATCTTCGACACAGAGGACGATGGTCCCGTGGCGTACTTCGTCCGCCCGGCGCCGGCGGCGACGTGAGTAGCCGCAGTCCGGCGCCGCCGGAAACACCGGCCGAGACCGCCTACAAGCTGGACCGCGCCGTGCTGCGCGCGATCCACACCTGCCAGCCCGTGCTATGCGACGGCAAGCAGCACCACCTGCGCGCCATGGGCGCCCAGGTCCTGGGCGGCGGCGTGTCTTCCGTGATTTACCTGATGGGCGACGCGACACCGCGCCAGCCAAGCGAGATAACCTTTTTGGAGCATGCATAATGAACAACAACGCTAGTATTGACGCGCTGGAGCAAGGTGGCCCCCTTTCGGTCGCCCTAACGCCGCAGCGCCTGGCCGTGCCGGACGGCTGGAAGCTGGTGCCGGTTGAACCGACGCCTGAGATCATCGCTGGTGCAGCAATCGCATCTTGGCCAACCGCAGCGCTTGCCGATATCGACCTGGCACGCCAAGCAGCGCCGCTCGTCTTGATGCAGATGGAGATGGCGCCGGGCACGACGGTCGATGCGTTGGCTGGCATGCTGGCTACGATGGCGCCAGCATATCGAGCAATGATCGCCGCGGCGCCAGTTCCTCCAGCAGAAGAGCTGGCAGCGGCGCAGGGCGATATAAAGGACGAAAAAGCCGACCTTGTACGCGCTGGACTGGCGCTGATAGTGAATTTGAAGACCGTCAAGGATGAACTGGAAACGTTGAAGGGTGATGCCAAAGACGCGGAACGGTATCGTTGGCTGCGCCAGTTCCCTACAAACTTCGCCACTGATGTATGGGGCGTATATGGCGCGGGTCTGCCTCTTGATAAAACTTTCATCAACCAAGGTGAGCGGCTTGACTCCGCCATCGACGCCGCTATCGCTGCCAAGGCGGCATCATGAGCGCCTACGATCAAGCCTCGATCCAGATCAATCGGTGCAAGCGCATTCTGGCACTTGTCGATACCTACGTGGAAAAGCAGACCACCGCCACCCGTACCGATCTGCGCATGGCACTTATGGATGAATTTGAAGCGCCAGCCATCGCCTCGCCAGGGGCCGCTGGAAGCGTGGACACCTGCGCCGAAATGCACGCCCTGTGCAGCGCCTGCGGCGGCACAGGTGACGTGCACCGGGTCAACGGGGAATGGTTGGGCGAATGCACTTGCATTCATGGCCAGGCCCAGCGTCGGGAGCGGCAAGCACAGGGCGAACACCCGGCGCCGTGCGCGCGCAGCTGCGAAGCGCCAGCTTTCCAAAGCCTGGTGCGCGAGCGCGATGCGCGCATTGCTCAGCTGGAGGCCCAGCTCGTGCGCCGTCGCACACCACTCTCGCCCGAAACGCAGCAGGCCATCGCGGCTGCGTGCGCCGCTGGCCAGACCTTCGCGGCGACGCCGGCCGGCCTGGTCTTCATGAACGACGGCGCAGAGCCAGGCAGCGGCGAGCTGGACTGCCCTGCATGCGGTGGCAGCGGGCATGCCGGTGATGTGGCGGCCGGGAGTGCACCATGAACATGAGCGAAGTAGAAATGCTTCACATCGCCGAAATGGTGGCGGCGCTGGATAAAACCACAGGCAGGAGGCCCACCAGTACGTCCGGGGAACTGAACAGGCAACAGATCTGCGCCGCGCTCGGCGTCAGCGAATCTACGATCCGCCGCCTCGAGCAGGCAGGATTGCCATATACACCGGTCGGCGCGCGCTCCAAGCGCTACGACCTCGAAGAATGCAAGAACTGGTTAAAGGAAAACAACCAATGTCCATCTGGGACGACAAAAAAGGCAGGAAGCACGTCGGCATCATGGTCGATGGCAAAAGAATTCACAGAAAGCTGCCGGAAGGCGCAACTACGAGTGATGCCAAGTTAGCTGAGGCAGAGTTGCGCGCAGCGGTTGCGCGCGCGCCGAAAAGCCAACAGGTGCACATTCCTGGCGATCCGCCGATGGCCTTCATCCTCGCGCTCTACGTCGAGCACGCCGCCAGTCTACGCAGTGGCGACACCTCGAAACATCATGCGAAACGGCTAGGTCCTTGGGCGGAGCGCTACAAAGCGAGCCAGGCCCAGGAGTTTGCCGATCATGTTACTCGTGACATGAGCAAGCTCATACCAAATAAGAAAACCGGCAAACTGGAGCCAGCCTATGCGCCAGCAACGGTGAACCGGTCCTTGGCCTGTGCAAAAAAAGGATTACAACTGGCGTGGCGCCAGCGCCTCACTCCTGAAAATTATGGTTTGCGGATCGACAACATGGCAGTCAACAACAAGCGTGAGGTATTTCTAACGGTTGAGCAGGTAAGGAAGATCGCCTCCTTCTGCACGCCGATTGCGCAGGCTGCGATATGGGCGGCGCTACTGACCGGGGCGCGCCGCGGTGAATTGTTCCAGATTCAGCGTGAGCATATTGGGAAGGATTCGATCACCTTCCCTGCCAGCAATACTAAAACACTTCGCATGCGCGTGGTGCCGATAATCCCGGCCTTGCGGCCATGGCTGAAATATTTTCCATTGGATATGACGTTGTACGGCGTGCAATCGTCCTGGCGTCGGGCGCGCGTGAAGGCGGGCATGCCTCACGTGAATTTCCATGACCTGCGCCATTCTTGCGCAAGCATCATGCTGGGCCTGGGCGTGGACCTGTACACCATCAGCAAAATTCTCGGCCATGCCAACGTGCAAACAACCCAGCGCTACGCACACTTGCAGGTGGATGCTCAGCGCCTGGCGCTGGATAAGCTATCGGCACTGGTTGTGGCGAAGTAA